ATCTAGCCAACACTGCTCTGTTCTGAATACCATCCAAAGAGATAAGATTTCCATAGTTCTGAGGGAAATCAAAATATGAAGCAGCTCTATAAATCAACCAGCTATTCACTCTATTGTCAGCATCAATATTCTGAGAATCAGAATAGATTGCTCTGAATGGATAGAATGTATAACAAGGTTTGTCCCAATCAATTGGAAGGTGTGTAAATGTATTTTCTCTGTTTTGCTTAGAGAATGTTGTATTATAGTAGTAAGTGTTGTCCTGAGCAATTGACACAAAGTTTTCTTGTAACCAGTTGTCAGGAATACCTGTACTCACGTGTGGCCAGAAGTCACCCTCTCTATTGTTGAAAGCTTGACGTAAGTCTAAGTTGTATGAGCTCTCACAATAGAAATTAGGAATGCCATAAGCAAACAGATAGAAATATCCATCATAGAATGTTCTGTTAGGATTCTTATCTGCAGCTACAGGAGGTACAGAGTTTGGACCAGGCTCTTGACTATTTGGACAATCAAAGTTGTGTGCCTTGTATGAAATGATATTTGAAAGCACACCACCAGCACTTGTGTAATCTTTCAGAATAGAACGTGCTGAGTGCCAATACTTTGGATAGGCAATGTTACCAATCTCATCATAGAATATGTCACTATCATCAGGAGCATTCACTCTATTGTCAATGAAGAATGGAAGCTTTGTCTTGAAAGCAAATCTGCTGATGAATGTATCACCACCAAATACTACTTGTTCACTTGTTCCTCCTGAGCCAATTAGATATTGAAATCCAGTATCTACAGTATCGTATGAGTAGATTTGTCCATACTGATTTAAGAATACATTCTTGATAGATGCGTAGTAAGAAACTACTGTAATATCTTCTTCTTTAGCAGGAGCATCACAGTTACCTATGCTAGATATAGTAAATCTTGATCTATCTGTAACTCCTGTAGGAATTACGTTAGGACTTTCATTTGCAAAAGGAAGAGCTGGTTTGTTTAAATCAGTTCTCAGATAGACAGATGATTCTCTTTGGAAGTTGTTAATGTTGTATGTATCATTAACGTTCTGTACACCAGGAATCAAATATCTAGCAATGTCAAGATTTCTCTGCTTAACACCTTGGTTATCAGGAACTCCAACACCATAGTTGTAATCAGCAACAGAGTTGAAAGAGTATGCATAATTCTTTCTTGTAATACCATTGATATAGATGGTTAGATATGCCTGGTATGCAGCAAACATTGCTGAAGCATTAAATGGCGTAGTTTTGTTACCAAGCTCATTTGAACTATCCAACGCATCACGTTGAGCTTCTTCTGTCAATAATTTATACTTGGCATTACCTTTCACTTCAACAAAGTGAGCCTTACCTTTACCAAACATCACACTCTCCAGCTTCAGAACATTACCTAAGAATGGTTGTCCAAAGGATGTTTCAGGAGAATTGAACACTTGTCTATACTTCTCTGTAAAACCAGGTTGAGGAGTTTCTGCTTTACAATCAGGACCTGTAACAATTACTGGTCCATTGATACACAAATCACCTGAACCACCAACTTTCTGAGGAGCACCTGAACCAGGAACCACATACAAAGTTAGAGTTGGTCTACTTGGCCAACCATCTACCCATCTTTCAGATGGACCCATGAATATATCATTCCATGCTACACGTGCACCTGGAGGAAATAAACCAGGACAAACTTGTACTGTCCAAAGTTCATATGTAGAAACACCAACCCCACCTGTAGCAGGAGGAAGTACAACAGGCTTACCTATAGAGCAAAGATTATATGTTCCAGTGAGTGTATACTTAATCTTAGCCTGTTTGTTAGTGTTACAATCAACATATTGCACTTCAGCAGTTGAATCAGGACCTAAAGTGTTAATAACAACTTGGTACGATTCACAAAGCTGTGACCATGCATTATTGTTCACATTGAGAAATGGATCTGAATTCAGATCATTGTATGGATAGTTAGGATAGAAATATGTTTGCTTCTCTCTTTCATACGTGTTTACGTTTCTCAGAATACCTTTGGCAACAATAGACTTGTTTGTTCCACGATCACCACGAATAATCTTGAATCCTACAATATCATCTTTCTGTTCACGTGTAAGATTGGATGTTTCAATTAATGATGCAACTTGTTGAACATCAATACGTACACCAATTGGAAATACAGCATCATTACCCATCACCATTCCAGCAGCTGTTGTAAACAACTTAGATTCATAAGCTGGACTAATGTTAATGTCAGGAAACTTATGATGTCTGATAGGCTGACCAGCTAAGTCACCCCATACACTTTCATTACAAGGATATGTCTCTATAGATTCCCAATAAGCAAATTCACCATATTGATATGGTCCCTTGTATTCAGGAGCAGGGGAATAACCAGAGGAAAATCCTGTTACAGAACCTGTATTATAGATTTTCCAATATGAGCTATAACCTATTCCTCCTGATGTGTAATCAGGTTCACCTATAAAATCAGGATTAGTATTCGGTACATCTGGTTGTGAAAGTTCAGAATTATTTTTAACTCTACCAGGAATATGGAAACCGTCTGTTTGCTTACCGTTTCTGAGTAAGAAAACTATTTCAAAAGGATATACCTCATCTCTCAAGTAACTTCTGAGATTCGTAGCATTTAACTCATCTGCATAGTTTTCTGTTGCAGGGATTCTCCATGTTTCCCACATCAATTCTATCTTACTAGCAATGCTCTGATAGTTGATTCTATCAATAGAAGTAAGATTGTCCCAAACCAGAACATCTTGCACATTTGTCAAATCTTGTGCAATATCATAAAAAGGAAACTTCTCAAATATATCATTGATGCTCAATCGAATCTGACTAACATTCTGGCCAGTGTACGTGATTTCCTTCTGAGGACTATCAATATAGTATGTACCGATAAGCTCAACGGAAGTGATGGCATTTACAGTTTGTATCACTGCAAGATTGAAGTATTGATACAAACCACTATCCTCTAAGTTCTTGACACTCAGAACGATAGACTTACCGACTGGATAATTGAAGTTTACACTTGTAATTGCTGGGTCAGCAATAGGAGTGGGATTGGTAACTGAATAATATGATGTATACGGATTACCTTGAGGATCACAATATTGAATAGCAAACTGATATGTACCAGCTTCCAGATTACCTGTGCTACTAACATTAACTACTTCAAGTTCTGGAATCTTGAAATTAGGCTGAAGTTTCAGTTTGTTACAATCAAGTTCCTCTGTATAATCAGGATCACAAAGAGATGTTCCAGGAGTAATTACCTTTGGAACATTCTCAATATCCATGTATCTTCTAGGATTATATCCATCAGTCCAATAGATTTCAGTTGTACAGTTTGTAATCTTGTGTGCAATCTTATGGATGGGGTAGTTTACATTAAAATTAAGACAAGGTGCACTAGCAAGCACACGATAGACACAATCATTATTCTCCATATATCCAATCTGGCTAGCACCATCATCTGGATTTGTAATAAAGAATATGTGTTTGTTCTTCTCTTGAATAAAGTGACTACCTATAAGCACAAAGCCAGAAGGGAATGTAACGCAAAGTTCATTCCCAGGCTCATTCTGATAGTTTACAGAATTAGCATCATAATTCTCGACAACAGCATTCAATGCATATGTCAACTTACCCTTAGGGATCTGGTTGACAGTCTGGTCCATGTTAAGACCAGTGGTAGCATTGTTATACTCTTGTCTTATGTTACCTTGTTCTTGTTCAGCCATGTCTTATTAATTATTTCTTCTCCAACCATATCTGTTAATACGGTTAGGTAATTCGTACATATTAAATCTGTTCAAGTCATTCTTTATCCTACGCTGTTTGGCCCAAGGATCTTGCTTCTTGATTTCAATATCAGCCATGATGAAAGCTTCTTCAGCTTGTTGTTTGTAGTAAATAAGCTTTTGCTGTAGCTGATTAAATGTCTCATCATTAGTTTGGTTCGTGAGGGTTTCCATCATCTTATACTTGATGAATGCCTCAACATATTCTCTCACACGAAAGTTGTCTGGAATTAGCTGATTTCCTAGATTGTCATACTCAGTTGCATAGAAAATCAAGTGCACCACTCCATTGCGGAAGTTTGTTACAAACTTATTGTCTCTGATGTCAAAGCTATCATAACCAGCAGAACCAGGTGTAAATTCACGAAGAGGAGGAGCTTCCTGATAGAATTCCCAGTTACTTGTGTAATCTACAGCACAGTTCTTTTGAGCAGATATGTTACCAGGTTTTAGTAAATATTGTCTACGATATAGTACAGGAGCTTCGTTATTAGTCTTGTACACTGTCTGGATCAACTCAGGCATACAGCTACCATCACAACCCACATTTCCACAACAAGGACTAGGAATTGCACAATCTGTTACAATTGGACTCACTTGAATAGTTGTTTCTGTTGCAGCTTGTGAGTAGAATGAATTTGCCTGTTGATATGGAAAACCATTAATTGCTGTACAAAGCCATGCCTCACGAACAGCATAGAAGTTGTCTGGAAGTCTAGCTTCGTAATCATTGATGTACAACACTTCCTCTTGAATGACATAGGTTGCCCTGCCCAGTTTTCTTAGACACTTGTCGAGATAGGTAGGAAACATCAAATCATCTATTGCACCTGTATCGAAGTAGCTTTTAAACTCTTCCTTTACAGTTGAATAGATAATATCAGGAGAAATGAAGTTATATTTGTAATAGTATGACATCTATTTTAAATTTTCCATGTGTGATAAATGTGTTGATATTTATCGCTGGCTTTTAGATAATGAGATAGTAGTCTAGAAGTGTTTCTGGATGGTTTGAAATACCACAATTGCGAGAACTTGAGCCTTGCAGTTTCTTTAAACCACATCCATCCAAAGAAATGACCTTCTGTATGGAAGTTGAAGTTGTAGATGCGTTTACCTTTCTCTTTTGTCTTTTTCCAGTCAATAGGAAGATTGATAAACTCTTTACCATCCACACCTTTTATTTTTCTACGCTTCTTCTTATTAATGGAGAAGTCACCAAATCCATATGGAAGCTTTGCTCTTTCACCTGTCTCAAGGATGTATTCTTTGAAAGACTCGTTGAAAGTGTAAATAATGTTTCTCCACTCGTCAAAGCTCAGCTTTATTGAGGGATTCTTTTTACAAAAGTTATTGTAGTTTTCTTTACTTGCGCTTCGCCAATCTATCTTCACTCTCATTATCTCAAGTTTGGAGCATTAGGTGCTTGACCATCAACTCCATCACTTGTAATATCTGTCTTGATATTGAAGTATGTAGACAGAAGTTTCTGTGACGTTAATTCCAAAACCTGCTTTTCCAAATACCCAGGAACAGGAGACTCCTTATCCAGAGGATTTTTGCAAAGCTCATCTACTGTATACTCTTTTCCACAACCGCACTCAGGATACATGATGTCATTAGGAACATCTTCTTCAAATAATGCAACTAGTCTAATTGCTTTCAGAAGAGGATTGTTCACATAGAGATAGCCATTGGAAATCCAATAGTACTCTTCCTTCTTGACGATTGGGAGTTTCAGTAGGTTAATGTATCTGTTGATGGTTATTTCTTTTAACTTCTTACCCTGACCACTCATCGCATTGATTGAGTAGACACCTTGAATAACATATTGATAGTTACCTTCAGTGATGCGAGGAAGTTTAAATTTTGTTCTTGCTACAGAACAAGGGTCTGAGTATTCACAACATTCTGAAATAGGAACTTCCACCATCTCCAAACAAGGAATGGTGGTAAAAACTGTATCAGTGGCCCACAGTTTTCTGAGGTTTGTTTCACGCTTAATTAGTAAGAAAGCGTTGTTTTTAATCTCAGACATAATAGCTCTATCTGTTATCAAACTATCAGTTGATAACAGTTTATGCATTGATCTTACGTCTGAAATAAGTTTCCTATAAGTAGACATTATAAATACTGTTTGAATATGTTTGTCATTCCATAGAACCTGTCAACAAGGAAAGCTGTTACTTCCCCTTTAGCACAAGTGTAGCCATTCTTTTCGTCCCAACCACTCTTTGCAGTGGAGAAAGCAGGAACTTGGTAGAACTTGATACCATTGAAATCTTGACTCAGTTCATGATGTTTATCACCTGTGAATATATAGAAAAATTCGTGATCTGACCAACTTTCTTTAAACTCCATTGGAAATATTCCAGCAAGCTTTGCAGGTTTAATTGCATCACCATGGTTAAACATCATTGCTGTAAAACCATAACTTATATACTTCCTGTATTTTGGAGAACAATCAAATGTCAGTCTATCAATGTTTCTGAAATATGTCTGTAACCAATTTATCAAGTGCCATCCTACATACTCATCATGATTACCAGGAACATAGACAATTTCTACTTTTCTAGAGTAGGTGAGCAACATTTCAATCATAGCCACCTCATGAGCACATATCTCTTCAAATGATTCATGATAGCTTTTGGTATTCTGTTGAGGAGTTCCTTTTGTAGTGGTTCCTGTAAACTCACTGTTAAACTCATCTGAGCCAACTATGTAGATAATTTTTTCCAAGTTGTTAGACAGTGTAGCTTGTTCAAGAATAAGTTCTATTTTATATGAAATTGTTGAAAATCTAGCAAACGTGTCATTTTCACCATTTACATCCAACTTGTTGTAATGAGGATCCTGCTTATTAATCACCAATGCAGCATCTGTATGTCCTGGTTTAAATCTTGGTAGAGAAATCTCTTTTGCTTCGGGCTTATATCTAGTCAAAAACTCCATGAAGGAGTTCTGAAACAGTTGTTCGTCTTTCTTTTTTGTTAACCAAGCTTTCACTTGGTAATATGGTTTTTCAGCATTTCCCCAGTAATTCTGGACGTATTTGCTAATTTCCCATTTCTCTGTATCAATTTTACACTTCTGAATTAATTCATCAAGAGTCTTGATTTCTTCATCTGTGTGAAAAATAACCTCTCCCGTTCCTTTTGCAACATCTTCTGTGAAATGTTTAATGGCTATTTGCTCTAGTTCACCAATGTATGTTGCAGTTTCAGCATCTTTATTTGTATTTTCTGAAGATCTCAGTTCTTTCAGCAGAGCTTCAACCTCATCTTCTGAAATGTTTAGCTTTTCTGCATAGAACTTTTTACTCTTCTTCCAACTCAAAAGTTGTTCAAGTTGGCGAAGAAGGGATTGATTATCAGGCATTTACCGTTACATTTGGTTAAAATTACAGTAAAGGTACGAAGCTTTTTTGATAATTTCCAAATTAATTTAACCACTTTGGTTATCTATTCTAACCAATCTTGTTATAAATAAAAACTCCCAGGAGTAGAAACTCCCAGGAGTAAGCCTTGAAAACCAACAAACAAGGCTTTTAATATTTTAACAGGAAAATCCGCCAATAGATACAGGATCTCCTGTTACAGTGTTTACACACGCACTTGTGATAGCATCTTCACAAAGTGATGGTGATGCACCACCTACTAGTGCAGTTCCTGAATTCTGTCCAGCCAAAATAGTAACTGTTCCAAAATACAGAGTTGAGCCTGTAGAGAAAAGTTGGTATTGGAAATCAAAATCAGTGTTCTGACTTACATTTCCTCCAAGTAATGTAATTGTAAATTGAGCCTGACAGTCTGTAACGTTAACTTGTTCAATTGTGTAAGATAAACTACTTATAGAAAGAGAAGGAGCAGCTGTAGTTGTTGTAGTTGTTGTTGTAGTAATTGAACTACACAGCGGCAGGAACTGCCAGAAAGATTGTCGTATCAAGCTGGTTGAACTTGATGCAATTACACTACCGCCAGAATCTCTCAACTGTAATGTAAAGAATACCGCAGGCTGTAAACCGTTTGGCTCTTGATAGTACAATTTACCAGACGCAGGGTTGTTATCCTGAATTGACACACTTGCACCAGATGGTGGCGGGTCAGTCTGAACAGTGATATAAGAACCTACTGGTGCGTTTGTAGTATTGATGTTATAAACAACGCTACAGAACGCATTATCATTACAATTGTTGTTTCTACAAAGCGGAGAACCTAACGAAATAGTTGGAAGTGCAGCAGTTGTAGTTGTAGTAGTTGTTGTTACAAGTGTAATGTCAATATAGTTTGTACAAACTCCTGTAGATTTTACTCTAATTGTTGTACTACCATTTGGTACAAGAGCTGATGAATAACCAGCCAGAAGAGCAGATTTACTTACTCCTGTCTCAAAAGCTGATACATATCCATCTACATTTGAGTAGAGATTAAATGGTCCTGAGTCAGTACCAGCTGTTGTTAACGTGATCAATACCGTCATAAATTGTTGATTTTCAGATACTTATTAAGGAATATACATAATGTAGTAGCAACCGATACCAGGTTGATAGTTAGGGTGACCTAAACCACCACCAGTAGAACTGATTGATGTTGAAACACTTATTCCTGTAACAGCATTATCCACAGAGGGATTACCTTCAGGAGATTCATTACCCATTGCAAACTTACCGCCACCAGTAATACCACCAGATGTATTTGATGCAACGTGACTGTGACCAGGATCTGTAACAGTTGAAGTTGCTGAGTGTGTGTGACTAGGTAACTGACCCACTGATAATACTACACTATTAGAACCTTGAGTACCTAAGAGAGTATATGATGGATTAGTAGAAACAGCTGGGTCTACAGCTGGACTTAGTGGACCACCACCCATACCAGATGTAACACCTACAGCAACTCTACCTCTTTTATCAGGGGTTCCGTTGTTACCATTACAGAGATAGATTTTCTCCCAATCACCTAAACCTGCACCAGTGGTGTCAAACTTACCAGCAATATCACCATAGAATTCCACAACTGTGTACGGAACCATGCGATTATAGAATTTGGTACTAACACCTTGTGAGGCTAAATAAGCAGCAATCAAATCATTAAGATCTGCTAGCTTTACATAGTTTGTGTCTACATTTAAAGCAAGTGCATCCAAGGATACTTCTAAGCCACAAATCTTGTTAATTGCAGCCTGAAGGATTTCATGTGTTCCAGAGGAAGAAGTTACATCCTCTAGACAACCTACAGTGTAGGATCCTTCTAAAGCTTCGATCTCTCCCTCTACAGCACTGAGTCTTTGATCAAGTTCACAAGTTGCTTCGATGAGAGCATTGATAATATTTACCAGCGTGATGTCTTCACACTGAACTAAGTTCTTTTCTACAATCTCACAAATGATTGCAGGGTTGATGGTTAGTTTGATACCTGTACCATCAAGAGTTGATGTCAGAAACTCAATCAACGCTTGTTCTACATAGGAAAGAGAATCACCATTCTTGATACCAAGAACAGGAACATCTATACCCGTATAGCGAATACATTGATCAGAAGTTATCTCTACACAACCATTATAGCAATTTGAACAGCCCATTTATTTGAATTTTAAGAGTTTGACTCTGCTGGCGATCATGTTTACCGTGAACTCAGCATTGTAATGAGGATTACAGTATTTGTACGTAAGAATTCTTCTGTAGTTCAGAAGGTCCAACATTGTTCCACCAGGAACAGGTTGGTTGAGCATAAATACAACATTGTTGTATAGATTACCTGCCAGCTCTGCTAGTTTACAATCAATCTCTGCAATCAGAGATGGAATGTTAGAGCATTCTGGACAGTTTGTAAGCCTGGGTGATAACATGTTTGAATAAGTTTTTTCCTTGTTTGACAGCTCCATTACAAGCTGCACAAAGACCGTTAACTAAATTACATCCGCACCCAACATTAGCTCCGCAATTTTTACACTTTGCCATACTAGTAGAAGTTTACGACATAGTTGTTTCCAGAACAACCACAATTGTTTTTAAGAAAGTTGTCCAGCATTCTATCTGCCTGATTGTAAAGTTTCATAGCTTCTTGGGTAGCGCAGTTGTTAGCTGCAGCAATTGAACCTTGGATAAAGAAATAGATGGAGTTCAAATCCACTTTTGCCTGTGTTTTGATAGCTCTATCACATTCCATCATATCAAGCTTCATGAACGCTCCATCAAATTTCTCTTGCAGTTTTTCTACACGCATGATGGATTTCTTTACAAAGTTTACAGAAGAAGGTGCAACAGAATATTTTAAATGGTACACGCCATCAGGAAGAGGCTGATTAACACCGATAGGTGTTATGCCCAGGTTTGCTGTAGTGTATACATTGAAGTCATTGACATTGAATGGTTTTGTTACAATACCAAAGCTAGGAACATTGATCTCAATTGTAGCTCCAGAAACAACAGGAGGGAATGTTGGATAGAGAGATGCATCAGCAACACCTAGCGTAAGAGTGTTGTACGTAGGAATCACCAATATATCTAACTTCAGTGGAATAGGCAACGCTGTTGTGGTAGTCGTTGTTGTTGTACTCATGTTGTTTAAAAAATTAAGCCAGAGGATTGAGTTTGAATCCTCTCACCTCTGGCTTAGGTTATAAATCTAGGTTTCTTCTACTATTACGGAATCAAAGTTGATGTAGTAGTAGTAGTTGGCCATACAGTTGTGGTAGTTGAGGTAGTAGTGATACAAGAGTTACCACCAGCCACAGCACCCAAACCTGCTTCAAGAACAGTTTCAATAGCAGTTGCAATTGCACTACCAGCAGGGGCAGCGATGATTACAGTGCTATCTTCTTTGATGTAGTCACCCCATACATAATTGGCCTTGTCATACTCATTGAACCTGATGTAGTAGGTATCGTAGGTAGTACCATCAGATACCCAGCTTTCAAAGTTCTCGTTATAACCAGCCATTCTGTACAAGTGCTTCAGATAACCAGCTTGGTAGCTGTAGAAGTTCTTTTCCAACTGAGCAATTTCAGCAGAAGTACCCACCGCATAAGAAGAACGCTGAATAACAGTAGCATCAGCTACAATGTTACAAGCATCAGCCACGATGAAGTCAGCTGTAGTTGCTGGGCCACTGTACACGAATGTACGGAACCACATTCTGTCATACTCGAAAGGAAAAGCTGCCACATCACAAGGCTGACCATATTTGGTAAGAGGCTTACCAGTGATACGCAAGATAGCGTTTTGGTTGTTACCAATTCTCTGGAACTGATAGAAATCAGAGAAAGTGATGTTGTCAGGGTTGTTACCAGGAGCACTTTGCAAGAACTTAGCAATAATGCTGTCGATCAAAGCAGGTACGTCAACCAGATCACAAGGATCACCACCACACTCGCAACAAGGTGCTTGTACAGTTACTGAACGAGTGAAACCGTTGAAATACAGAGTGTCCAGGTAGCTAGAGTGAGCACGCAGAGTTACAGTGAGAACATCACCACACTTTACGTTGAAGTTTGCTACATCTGTAACCTGAGTTACAGGCGTAGGACAACCATTCACTTTGTACCACTCAGTTACGTTGCTGTTGCAACCAGCACCTGAAGGACAACCTTTGATCTTATCAGAACGCTTAGAGCCTTGCAGATAAGTGTTTTGACGGCCCTGCGCAATGTAAAAGTAAGGAGCAGCAGCAATGTTGCCAGCTGTAGCCAAGGTATAATCATTCTTGAAAATACCAACTTGGCCAGGAGTTAAGTCTTGTGTAGATCCAGAGCTAGGGAGCGCAGTTTGCCCTACTGGTACTACAAAGAGCGTAGTTAAAGAAAAATCAGCCATTTTGCTTTATTTTTGATGTTAAAAAATTACTCACCTGTTTGTATTCTGAACTGTGCACTTTGCACGGCTGCAGAGTTTTCTGTGTACATTGCTAAGCTTTGTACTGTCAAGTCTACCAATTCATCCTCAAGATACAACTCAAGTTCACAATCTTGGTCGAATGAATCTGTACCGTCAAGTCTTACATAACCTGCTTTATCAATATACACAGGATATCTCATGTAAGAGATGCAGATCTTTGATGGTATGAATGTGCCATCTGTAAAAATACTGATCTCATCTGAGGACAAGACATTGAAGGTTTCTTGGTACTCAAAGCTTGGTTTGTAATGGTCATTGTTCAGGATGAACTGAAGATCACCATGCTTGGCCAAGTCTCTGTTAATCCAAATCCTTCTATCTTTGCACTTACCCTTATCAGCCAGTATGTAACTATCAAGATAGAACATGTACTTAGGCACAAGTTCATGAAGTTTAGCAAACCACTGATTTAGTTCAGGATTCTTTATTTTAAGTTCAAGAGGTTGATGGTTGTACGTAATAACCAAGCTTTGCAGGTCTTCGTAACGCTTCTTAAAAGCATCCAAACCCATCCCACTTACCACACTAAAACCATCAACCTTTTGTTTTATCAGTCTGATCTGGTTCTCATTGAGCGCCAGAATTTTGTCTTCCAAGTTTATCTGCTGATGTATGTTAGTTGATAGCTTATTTAGTTTCTGGTCAATCTTGTACAATAAACTATCTACTGGTATCATACTGCAGCTAATTTCTTAGATTTCAGCTTGCCTTCGAGAGTCAGAAGCATGTCCTGATTATCATCGTCAGCCAGCATTTTAATTAAATCGTCTTCATCCTTAGCTACTTCAAACTCACCTTCATAGATCTTACCGTTAGGTTTCGCTCTATAGATTGAATGTGTCAAAGCTTGTTTCACTAAGTCTTTGATATGGAGTAAGTTATCTTTCATGTCTGCAAAGCGTGTGAACACTTCAACAGGATTCAGACCTTGATACTTACCGCTTTTGAATTCGGTTTGTTTCAGGATATTGTCTACAAGATTGTAAACTGTTTCTTCCTTAGTATCCTCTGTAACAGGCAATCCTAACAGACGAGCTACCTTCTTCCTCTTTTCAGGAGTCATTTGCTCAAACTTCATGATTGCTTTGTTGATGAGCTGCTTCTTCTTGAATAACACTGCGTTTTCAATTTCCTCATCAGCTACATAAAACTGTGTATCTGCAGGGAACTCACCACGCTCATATGCTTGCAGGGATGAAGCGATGGTAGGGTGAACACGCAACCAAGAGAATGCAAGTTCCTGAAGAGGAACAGCAAGATCAAAGTAGTTATCGCCATCAAGTAACTTTACAGGCTGTACATGGAGTACATCATCTGTAGAGGTTGACAAACCATAGTTCCAGAACTGAGAACGAGGGCCCAAATCAATATCACCCAGCGCAGCTTGTAACTTGGCTTTCAGTTTTGTAACACGTTCAATCTCCAGTTCTTTCTCAAGAGGATCAGCAATCCTTCTGATATAAGCAGCATCTGGATCTAAACCTGTTCTGTACTTACCATCCAACTCCTTGTAGGGGTACTTGAATACACCTGTACCAGGAATCCTTGTCAAACCTTTCAGTGCAAGACCACCTTGCATTGTCTGAAGTTGAGAGTTTTGATACTCTTTCTTAATAGTCGAAATTTTGCCTAACTTACCCATATGTAGTTTTTTATTTGGTTTTATCGCAGAGTGTTTCCCATCGAAGGGAGTTGCAACTGGAAATAACCCAAGTTCAACACTCTGTAGTTTGAGAAGAGCTCCCCCACCCTGAAGTGGGGGGCATTCTCTCCTCGGTATTTGACTAGCTTCCAGAGGAAGCAAACTAGGGATTGACTATCCCTAGAGGGGCTTAGAATTGTGGGATCTCTTCAATCAACACTGTACGAGACAGGTCTTCAATGAATACATCGCAACGATCCTTCATCCAGATTTCGTAGCCTGGGAATTTGTTTGCAGAACTCATACCCTGAGACTTAGCAAAGCCTAAGTGGTGACGAGTACCGTCAATATAACCCCAAGTCATAGAAGGTGCACCCTTCATACGAACTTCGCGGATGTTGTTAATCATAGAACCATCAGACATTGGAGACACATCGAATACCATAAATACTGGTGTACTCTTCTTGTTCTGACCGAATTCCAGATTAGATTGAGGCAGGTCAAGTTCCTTCAGGTGAATCAGTTCAACACGGCCTGTTTCACGTGTAACCATTGCATCGAATGCAAAGTTATAAGTGATGTGCTGACCTTCGCCCTGCAGGTAACGGTTACCACTATCAGCCATGAAGGTAAGACCGCTGTTCAAAGCGTCATTCTTCAAAGCCTGCTGGAACACGTCAAAACCAGCTTCGTTTGTGTACATTTTAACACGACGGTCCTTAACATCAACACGACGATAGAACAAGTCACCGAACACTGAACGAATCAGGTTTGCAGTGAATTCACCACGGTTGTATTGAACCAAGTTACCGTTGTTACGCATACGGTGGTAAACACCAGCAGATGTACGCTTCAGTTCTTGCTTGCTACCGTTAGTCTTAACAGTACCAGGCTTGCTCCAAATCATACGCTTCACCTTCAGTTCCAACATGCTCTTACGCATCCAGAATTCGATGAATGGTTCCCACTTAACATCGTTACGAGTTAAAGGGAGCTGGTTTCTACGCTGAGGTGCATACACCAGGATGTCCAAAGGACGACCTGAAGCATCACGCATCATTTTGTCATCAGCCCACTCAGTAATTTTGTGCTCGAAACCATATGCAGAACCCAAAGATTCAAACATAGTGATTTGCTCGCCCAAACGAGGCAGACCTAACAGATCCTGATCGAATTCACCGATTGCAGCATCTACCAGTTCCAGCTCAATACCAACCTGCAAGAATGTAGGACTTACGAAGTCTACAGTTGGGTTGTCACTTACTAATGTGAACGTGTACAAGAAGCCCATGTTCCAAGGAACTGGATCCTTGATTACATAGAAGCGAGGACCATATTGACGGCTACCTACAGAAACGATTGCGTTCTTAGAGAACTCGTTTGTGTCAAGCACCAATTGGAACTCTTGACCATCAATACCAACCTTGCTCAGATCGAGCGTAGCGTTTGGAACATCAATGATCTTAGGGAATTTGTACGGAACAGCTACTTGCCATTTCCAAGCATCGCTATTATTATCAATGTAATAAGGCGTGCTCTTGTTGATCATGTCAAGGAAGTCATTGCTGTACAGAGAGCTCTGTGTATAGAGACTGATGATTTTCTTATCGTAATCAGCAGGCTCAGTAGAGTGGAAGCTCTCCAGGTGGTTAGCGTCGGTAAGCTTACCTACAGCACGCTTGTCCATAGAGGCGACACGAGCATACGTAAAGCCAGTTAGACCTGGGATTGTTTGAATTGCCATTTTGTTATCCTTTTTTTATTAAAAATTTATATGAACCATGAATTAGCTTGTGCTGGCTTAGCACTTCCGCTTCCTGTCTTTTTTGTTACATGTCTAGCAACTTCTCCAAACAGTGTATCAGATTTCTTCGTTACACCTGTTTTTTGAATTGTGGACAATGATGGATCTTTCTCCAAAATCTTGAGCAGTAAGCCAACCTTCACTTTCATAGCATGGTTCTCAGGCTTCTTCAATTCCAAGATGGTCTTATCGAAATCTGTAAGAGTTTCGCCAGATGCAGTCTTGTACTTGTCCACTAGCAGGAAGTCTTGTAGTTCGTTAGCCAACTTTGGGTTGATGGGAATGCCATCAAACTCTTTTGTCTTCAGCTTCTCTTGAAGGATCTGCTGAACATTGTTGATGTATTGACCTTTAATTGCTTGTTTCTGTTGCAGCTCTCGCTCAGCTTGCTCTTCCATTTTGGCTAGCTTCTGAGCTTCCTTCTTAACCAACACTTTGTGGTGTTTGGTTGCCACTGTTTCCAGATCACCGTAATTCTTCAGGCGCTCAACCTCTGTATCAATGTCTTCAGCTTCAAAGCCTTGGTCTGCCAGTGCTTGTCTGATAACTGTTACTTGGTTGTTCTCTTGAGATAAATCCATCTCAGCGAAGTTCACAGCGTTGTTGTAAGTTGTGAAGTAGTCTTTTGGATCCACTCCCTTAACATATATGGCCTCAAACGCTTTTTGATAATCATCACCAAATTGACCGATGAAGTTGTTCACCATTTCAATTGCTCCCTTCTTCTTTTCATTCTGGAATTTTTCCAGAAACTGTTCAGGGGTTGAAATATCTACATCTTCTTCATCATCATCTTTAGAGAATACACCTAGCTTGAATAAGTCACGTGAGAGAGCAGAAAATTGATTATCACCAGTAGCGGGATCATCATCATTAGCCTCTTCATCAGCAGGTTTGGCAGTTTTTGCTGGAGGTTTAGCACCAGCAGTATCATCTTCATCTTCCTCTGTGTCATCTTCATCATCATCACCACCAAGGAAGCTTGAGATAAGTTCTTTGCCAGAAGGAGCAGGAGGATCATCATCACCTTCTGCAGAAGCAGCAGCTGCTGGTTTTTTAGCAGGTGCGGCAGCAGGTTTAGGTGCTGGTGCAGGATCTTCTACTTCCTTTACAATCTTTTGAATACTGTCAGGATCACCTGTTGATGTTTCAGGAGCTAGCAAATCACTGAGTAATTCTGCTCCACCAGGGCCCATTTCCATAGTAGTTTCAATACTAAAGTTGCCAAAAGATGGCGTTTCAAGGTTGTCAGCCATATGTAGTTAATTTTAATTATTGGTTTATTGTGAGTAAAACTATACGAAAGCGATTGAATAGCAAAGAGTTAGAACACTATATAGAGGTTTTTGCCAGATAATATAGCATTAATATTTTTTACTCTAATCAAGTTTGTTTAAAATCGTATCGTTTATGATCCTGAAAGATTTAATTGGAGCAAGGTCTGTGAGTGTCACTTGTTGAATATCCACTCCCCATTTCTTTGCTTCAACCCTTGCTTTTTTACTGAGTGTATTGTCTATCTCAGAATCAACACACTCGTCTAGAGTCTTGCCCATCACAATATTCTTGATGATGGACTGAGTCATATCAGATATGGCATCCTGAGCATCGTACACTTCCAAAAGGAATGTTTTGACATCAGCAATTTTGTATTTTACCACACCTTTTACAACAATGTTTTGTTTATCCTTTGTATACAATGATTGGGAGGGCAGACTGAGTGTAGTTATCACCACGTGCTGCGTAATCACCTCATCGAAAAAAGGTCTTTTATAGTAAATGCCAGGATGGTAAGTTTTTTTGTACTTACCATTCCTGAGCACTACGGCCATTTCATATTGACGAACTATAAACACTGGAAGGACTTGCTCAATCCAGTTGGTAATAAGTTCTATAAGTTTATCAAACATTACTTAGTGGGTTTTTTAGCTTGCTGCTGCTTCCTGTTCTTAGCATTCAACTTTGCAATCTCCAAATCATTCTTCTGATTCTCTCTAGCCACTTTCAATTTTTCTCTTTCAATATCCAGCTTCTGTGAGTTCTGGATCATCTTAGAATTGATGTCAGCCATTCTGAGCTCATAATCTTTTGTGAGCTTCGTTTGCTCTGCAGCTATCTTATTGATTTCCAATACATCAGGAACACCAGATGCATCTGCATCAGGCAGACCTGCACCCATGGTTTTAGACTCAGCGTTGATGAGTGCAATCTCTTTCTTGTTGAGTCTATCCATTTCGTTCTGGTAGTTCTGGTTGGCCATCTCTTGCTCATGCTGTAATTGAGCCTGCTCAAGTTGAGCAGCAGCAATTTGCTGTTGTTGCTCAAGCTGCTGTTGCTGAATCTGTTGTTGTTGATCTTGCTGCTGGAACTGTCTATCTCTCAAATCTTTGAACACTTTCTTCATCTCTCTCATAGACTTAGTGCTATACAGTTCAATCACATCGTACAAACTACCACCATTCTGCATCAACGGTTGTGCCAACTGACGTAACTCGTTGAACATCTGTGTATCCTCAGGACGATTTGTCAAGAATACTTTCAGGTCACGGAATTTTAGGTCTGAACCATTCACAGACACAAAAGCAGATTCTCCTTCTGATGTAATGTAGCTCAGGGTGGATTGTGGTTTCTTTGATTCTACGTAGAGCGCAGCATCAATAATCGCTTGATAGAGTTGACCAAGTACATATTCGTGTGCAACAAATAGTGGTTCTGTCTGCGCATACGATTGTTGAACAGCCATGTTTGTACCTGTTGCAGACTCACTAGCCTGAACAGAGCCCAATCTCTGTCTTGTAATACCAATCAATTCCCAACATTCATTCTTCAATTGCTGGGCCAGCGTGTAACGAGATTGAATTTCCTGCGTACGTGTAAGGTCAATGTCTCTAAACTGGTTGAAGCTTGAAGGACTCTTCAAGTTTTCAGGACTGTCATCAATAAACACAACACCACGATTACGTGCTTCCATTTCCCAAATATCCAATGCATCCTGCGCATCACCATCCTTAGGAACAGGAATGTGTCTAATGGATGTTAAATACACCTTACCAACTTCCTTCTCTAACAGTTTGTACAACTGGTTCATACACACATTATACAGCACTTGGAAAGGTTTCATCAAGTCTACCAGACTCTTGGCTTCAGTGTTTTTCACTTCAAACGTAGTACCAATAATAGGACAGTAGTTCAGAAGCTTGTAAGGTTTCACGTGATAGATGTCTGGACCAATCTTAATACCTTGGTACCATTCGTTAATCCAGCCCCATTCCAGCGACTGTTGTGTAGGAATAGTGCCTGACTTGTAGTTCTCATCAACCAGTACAGATTGCTCATTACCCAGTTCATCCAGATAGATGAGCTTACCGATCTTTCTCTTACTAATCCAATAAGCTCTCACCACTACATACTTGTAACCAAAAGAAGAAACATTGGATGTAAGGCCCAAGAAATCTTTGAGACCATCGTTATTCTCCTTCATTTCACTTTCGATAATCATACGAGTTTGAAGGACCAGTGGATCAAATGTGTCGTATTGCACTGAGTCAATACCAGGACTAACGTTAGGGTTACCTAAATTTGATTCACGGACGTTAATAAGTCCATAGTCTTGGAGAGAACTTCTGAGATGGTCAATCTCTTCTTTGGTTAAATCAGGAATGCTCTCAATGATTTCTGAAAGCTCCATAACTTGCACTGTACCAGCGGCATAAGCACCCTGAGCTCTACCTGTAGGATCACTGATCCACTTTCTATCAGGAGTTGTAAGAAACCAAGTGTTCTTAGGGTTAGCCACTTCGACATTAAAACCGAGCTTAGAGTTATCTTCATATATGTGATAGAATTCTCTTGCTGAAATCAGCAGGTCTCTGAAGGCATCTTCAGATTTTTCCTTCAGATTGAACTCAGCTTTCTGACAGGTGAGAACATGGTTAGCCCATTTCTCAGCCACTGATGTGTAACTGTCCAGACTTTCTTTCACTTGATCAAAACTCATCTGGTTCAGCTCTTCTTCATCAATTTCCACACCCTGCATAGCTGCTTTCTGCAAAATCTCTTGCTTTGCTTTACTAAGCACGTATTCCTGAAGAATCTCAGTTTTGAACTGTAACTCTTCAGCTTTACTATCATCATCAAACGCTTTCACTCTGAATGTATCAGGGCGCTTAGTGATTTCACCCACCAGATTGTTCACTGGTGTGGTCATGATGGAATACATCTTCACGTATGATGGAAGCTGTAAATCTGCCGTGAGGACATCTGTAAAGCTTCTCACCTCTGGTTCCTGATAGAAATCTTCCATCCTCAGGATACCTTTCATGAGATCGTAGTTCTTTACAAACGTATCACGATTCTTTACAAACTCAGCATAAGCCTTGTTTGCAAAGTAGTCCATGGTATTTTTCATCCAGCTCTCGTCCTGTTTTTCTTTTTCAGTTTTGAACTGGTCAGGAAATATGTTGAGATAGGCATACCTAATGGTAGCATCTTTCGTATATCTAATAATAGCCATTATGAAAACAGTTTATTCGGTTTCCTTTTGTTAAATAATCCTCTTGACTCAGTGAAGAGTTGGTTGTTCTTGTTGGGTTTGAATATTGCAGCTATTCTTGGATCAGCACTACCATTGATTTTACCATGGATGGGATCCATTTTCATAGCTTGAGCAATTGCAAGTTCTGCTGCCACAACACGGTCAAAGTTACCAGTCTCATTGTATTGGACGATTTCTTCCAACAGAACAGGATCAAATATCTTTGACACACCAGTTACTTCTTTGATGACATTTCCTTGCTCATCTTTCTCTATGTATATCACTTGCTCCATATACTTCTTCAAGCATGTGTGGAGAAAGTCCCTAATCTTTTCAGCTGAACGGTGCACACCATAATCACGTTTCACTGTAGTTCCTGGTACCACCTCTTTCAGCCATTCAGGTTGTTTCTCTAAATAATGAGCATCCCCCTTAGCTTTCATATACTCAATAAAGGAAATATCATCATTTTCACAGAGCGTTCGTGCATTATAATACTTAATAAGCAGTCTAGCTTGTTCTTCCCAAGTTTCCTTCTTATCAGGTCTTGCACAATACGAAGCTACGAACATATCTTGATATTTCTCACCAGTGATGTCGTGCATTCGTTTATAAATGTACACTGATCCTAAGGATGAACTGTAAGCAGCTTGTCCTTGTCTGTATGGATCGACTCCAGCCACATATAATCCATATGGAGGATTTTCCATGGGAAACTCATATATCACTACAGGAGCATCTTTGGAATCATCAGTTTTCAGGGGGAAGTTTGAGATGGGAAGTTTGTCTGTAAACTCGTGATTAATCTTCTCTCCATCATGAAACAATATAACAGGCGTACCTGTTCTTCCCTGATTAAGGAGTCTTTGTTTCTGTCTCTTGGCACCTTCAATATCAAAGATGTTCTCACTTGCAGACAGAAAACATTCATCCACTGTGATGGGATAGTACATCACCTGTTTCAGGTAGAGTGTTCTATCAGGGTTTTTCTTAGCCGATTCTCTCTCTTGATAGATTTTTTCCAGAGCCTTGTCCTTGTCTGAAACATACATCTCAACCTTAGACAGTTCTGAAACATCATCAATCTTCATTCCTCTAACGTTGACCAGGTAGTCAGCTAACGTAGTTTTGTATTTACAGTCTTGTCTATACAAGCCAGACAGAAATAAACCTGTTTTGCTACCATCTTCCTGTTCAAACCCTAGGAAGTTGTTTGCATCAGGATTATAGAAAAAGTTCTCAGCATCCTTTCCATTATCAAAAGATCCACCTGTACCAACAAGAATAGGAACAGCTCTCCAGCCATTCTTACCCTTAAATGCAGGTTCGGCAGCTTTGAATGCAGCTGAAAAAGCATACTTACCAACCTCATCCATGATGAAAGACTTTGCGGTGGTACCTGCAGCAACTTCCGTGTTGTGACCATCCTTAGCGTTACGAATAATGATGTAACTCCAAATTCGATCATCTCCATCAGGGGTTTTATAACCAAGTCTCACCTGGTTGGACCTCCAGGTTTTGTCCAGTCTTGGAATGGCTAAGCCTTTCCACAACTTTCTCAAACCAAAGTCCACTTTATCCTTCAACAAGGACAAGTCATTATCATTACCACAGACAATTACATTCTGTGTGTTTTCAAACATTGTGGCATTCATTCCAAAATAAGAAGCTTCCATTTCAGATTTACCACCCTGTCGTCCACCCACTTCTATATATCCCTGTCTCTTAGTTTTTGCAGCTTCAAGTGCTTCTGCTCTAATCCATTCATTATCACGGAGTTCTGGAAGAAGTTCTCTACGAACATCGTTTCCATAATCATCCACATCATCAATTCTAATCCACCAGTGATTGAGATGCCAATATAACCATCCTGAAATGTACACACCGTTGATAGTGACACCACCCAAAATCTTCTCTTCTTCCCACTTTATTAATTGACGAAACTCTTCCGTACCAGGAGGTGGAAGAGTTTTCATATTTCTAAAGAACTCTGAAGATTTAATTTCCATATCACATCATTCTAGCAGGAACCTCGCCAGATCCTCTTGCTTCTTTCTTAGCTTCTTCTTTTTCACGAAGTTTTTCCACCACTTCTAGTAAGGCTAGGTAGTTTTTCATCGTTTCTTGAATGAACTTACCCTGTGCTTCAATAGACGCAATCACCATAGGCATCAATCCACCCTTGGCTGTAGGCTTCCATTCAATTCTGTCCGTCAGCTCATGCAAGGGATTTGCATCCACATAAGCCTTCCAGGACGCTAATTGCTGTTCAGCCCAGTCAAGCTCAGCATTTATGTATGTAGTTTTAGTAGTCTTCGCCATCTTCCTCTTTTAAAATGTTGCTTAGGTCCATGCCCTCTTTGATGATTTTCTTAATCTCCTCATCATCTGTATGAGGAATATCCATTTCTAGCTGGGCCTTGTATTTTTCTAAAGCAAATAGCAGCTCTTTGTCTGTCAATCCCCATATATCACCATATCCATCGAGGGCTGTTGCTAAGTGCCTTCCCATATTGTAATTTGGATAGGCTGTGTGCAAATCTTGCAGAATCTGTATGACCTTATTGTAATTACTCATTCCCCTAAATTAAATCCATGAATTTATCCTCATCTGACTGTTCTTTCTGACTGTCAGAAACATCTTCGTCATCCACTTCTTGTCCTGTAATCCTCATCAATTTTGCACCTTCGTGCTCAAAGTATTCTGGATTGATCACCACTCTAATGGTGTCCTGGTTTTCATTGGGAATCCCCACAATGTCCACATAATTGGCACCTCTATCCCAGGCAGCTGTCAGAATTTCTATCAGCGCCCACACTGGGATTTTCTTTAATGTGATGTTATTTTCCATTTCCTTTTATTTCGTCTTCCTCATCTGGTGTCACCAAATGTAACCATTTATTCAATGGACAAGCACAAGAAAGACATTTTGTTTTAGCTGAGAGCGTACATCCACAATTTGTACAATGATCGTCCACCCTCAAGGTTTTGTAATTCTCTTTATTCTTGGAGTGGTGTTCACAAGCCTCACAAATTGCTAGCCTCTCCTTGCTGGTTTTCTTGATCAGCTCCTTCAGTTCCTTCGGTGGAAGAAGATTGTTCCTCCAACCCTCGTAAATCTGAGAAATCATATAATCTTGGTTTTAAATCAACAATTGCGTCTGCTGCCAGTTTAAGCTTGAACTCTGCCATATACCTTCTGGCACCTGTCAAATTTGGATCTTGCAGCTTCTTTTCAAACAGAGCTTTAATACTTTCCAGCTTTTCCAGCAACTTATGTGCCTTCTTCTCGTTGAAATAAAACTTTCCAAACCCACTGATTTCCAAGCTCTTACTTGTAGCCAGCGCTTCATTTGCACTTTGAAACTGGTGATTGACAACAGCCTCAATGGTCTTCTCACTCACCATCATTTTGACAGCCATCTTCCTGATCAGGTAGTCCTTCACAGAAAGATTTATGGGCTTATCCGTGAACAAGTCTGAGCTCAAGCGTAATGTCATGTTCAAAGTTTAACAGGATTTGTGGATTCACCTTTATCTTAGAAGCATCCTTCACCAACACTCCCATCCTCTTCAACTTAGAGATGAGATTGTTAATAGACGGATTGGTGGTTTTGTACTTCTCACAGAAATCTTTCCGAATGTTGGCATATGAAATGTTTCCTCTAACAGCTGTATAAGCCACCAATTCAATCTCTCTCCTTGTTAGCTTCAAATCATTTACAGCAGACAATACAGTGTAATACCTCTCAGCTAAGAGATAGTTGTCCACTTCTGCCTTTTTCAATTTCTGTAATATAATCTTCATATGTAATTCCTACAAAAATAGACCTTATTATAACACATTCAAATACAATATTTTACCCAATTGCTATATTATGCACTTTTTCCATTCTATCAGGAGGAACAACAATCTGTTATCCATCCCCACCCAACCACCCCAAAGTTAAAGATCCTCCATAACACCATCCAAATATTTTTCCCATAACAATCCCCCAATAGTGAACAACCTTATATAAAACACTCCCCTCTGTCAGGCTATTCCCTGACAAACCTCCCCCCTGTGTCAGGCTACACCCTGACATTTCACGTGGAACATTTCCATGGTAAAATCTTTTGTGTGAAAGGGGGAGGAGGGTACTTCCAACAGCAACCCCACGCATGATTTAGCGAGTTGGGGTAGCCTCCCCAATCATTAATCATTAAAATCAAAATCAAAATGGCGTTAAATTACAAAAAGGTCGAGTACCAGGGGACTGGTGACTTCACATTCGAAGACATGGGAACAGTAGCTAGCAACTTCAAGGGTCATTCCTTGAGATTCACTAAGAAGAATCTCGCTAGTGACAAGCGTGTCACTCTGATTGCTAAGAAGGGTGATAAAGAATTCATCCTGCCTTGTAGTGAGCCACTTAGTAAGGTGATTCGCAAAGCTTTGGAAGGCGGCAAGAGTCAGCGTGATGTGTTAAGTGTCATTGCTAAGCTCAACGTGTTCCAGAGTGAAGATGGTGAGCGCTACTTCGTGATGCAACCTGCTGGTGACCAACTTGAAGCATTTGCTGTTGACAGCCTTGCTAAGAGTGAAGAACTCAGCTGGGAAGATGTTGCGTTCTAAGATTGTAAGAGAGCTCCTTCGGGGGCTCTCTTCTTCTTATATATAGGGTGGGTCATAAGACATCAGGGTGGGTTATTGAAAAAGTAAACATTTTGTTTAACGTTAAATAACTTTTTACGGGGTTTTTTGATGTTGTCGTTAAACAAAATAATATACATGGAAAGCTCATTGTTATCAAATGTCATTGATAATCAATTAGTTATGAGAAAATTTGTGTGAGAGTGAGAGTTGTGGTAGATACCATCATGGATATAAAAGGCTTTTGTAAGAGCCACAAACAAACAAGAAATAACACGCAATAAATATAGCTTTATGTACATCATCATTAACAAAACCAAGCAAACTAGGTATTTACATGAAGATAGTTTTCCTAGTGCTGTATTAGATGAAATGTTAGACAATGGAGATAGAGTGATTGTTATTAGTCTATACACTAATTTATTTAAAGTTCCCTTTATGGAGGAATTGAATGGTGTTAGACAATGGTGTTGGGAGAATTTTCCCTTGGATAGAGAAACATTGTTAAACTATGGTATTAATTATAAGAACCTGTAACAGGGTTCTTTTTTCTTTTGTCCTTATTATCCCAATCTATAAAATGGCTGTATACAGCCGCTAACAACGTTATGGAAAGATATGCATTAGTGTTAACAAGCAGTGGTTTTGTTGTGACACTGTACGAAACATGGTTTGAGAATCAGTCTATGGGCTCTGTTGTAGACACAAGCTCTAACAGACAAGCTCTGGAGGATGAAGCTGATCAACGCAATTATGAGCGTGAGCAGCAATTGGAATTTGATTTATATGACTATAACTTCTAAATCAATCAGTTATGCAAACAATTCCAAAAATTGGACTGGTGAATGCTGTAGCTACACCACCAAGACCTGTAAATATGCTCACAATGATTATTAATGAGGAATTCCACATGTCTTCACGACACATGATGATATATATGTGCGTGTATACAATGGAAGAGCTCATTTATTCACGTGCTGGGATAGCCAAAAGGCATCTCAAGGCATATGATGCTGCTCTTGAGGAATTACAAGAACAAAGAGCCCATTAAGGGCTCTTTTTGTTAATGCACCATAACTCTTGTGGATATAAAGACTTCTTACAAAAAAGGTATCAAAGCGCAGAAGAGCGTACCTGTAATGTTCCTGTAAAATGGAGAGTAAGATGTGAAACCACCTGATTAATTATAAATCTGCAGCAGAATACAGATACCTAGTAATAGGTCAACGGATTAGTTACTTAAGAGTGCTTAATTGCGAAGTAGAAACACTAATCATTTAATCAGCTCCTAAGGAAGAGCAGTTGTAATAGAACCCAACTGAGGTCGATGTTATCCTGATTTAGTTCAGGCTGTAGTGGACTCTACATGAGACTACATGAAATCATACTACTATTACAACTGAGTTGCAGAAGGGCAATTTATTGCTAAACTCAAAAACCAATCTATATGTCAGAAACTTTACCAAAAGTGTTCCTTGTTATCTATGACAATGGACTAAACCACGATGAACACCATCATTATGTTGAGAAAGTGTTTGCTACAGAAGAATCAGCTAGAGCATATGCTGAACAGAGAACAGAAGAAGCCAAGTTCAATCCTATGTCCAGAGAGGAATATTATGCTCAACAGGATGATGAGGATTGTACATCATATGAAGATTATCTTCTATATGAAGGAGGTGTTCACTTCATGTATTCTGACCAGAGCTGGATTGTTGCACCAATGGATCTTCACCCATAATCTAAAACGTCTACTAACATGTACGAATTTATCACCATGTACACTACGTTCAGAGTAACAGATGTGTACCCATCAGCACTCAATCCAACTTTTGATGCTGCTGTTGTCGTCTATCCTAATGGAATGCCATCACTTTTTTACATCTCTAAAAACTAACAACGTGAAAAACAAAATCATTGGAGCAATTTCCTTACTAATCGCATTTGTTATTATGTTCACCTCACCAGTGATATATGATAACTATTTCAGTTATTTCCAACTGGAGAAAACAGGTCAAGCAGGTTTGGTTGTAAGTCTCTCTCTTGCATTTGCAATTTACATCTTCGGTGGAATTGCATTTGAATTCCTCACCAAAAAACAAGACAATCATGAAAGCTGAAAGAAAACGTATGGCTGCTCTGTTACAGAGAATGTTAGACCATGAAGAACTATTTAATGTAGGCTTGTGCATGTGGGCAGCAAGTATGGAAACTGCTGGTTATTTTACAGCTAGAGAAGAATTTGATGTACGAGATTACATTGGCAGAAATAGACCTACAGAGAGATGGACTTATGATGCTCTGTTTTATCAGAATGGACCAGACAGTGTTTACTACTGGAAAACATTTGAACTGGGCCCAAGAAAGCGTTGGCTCAAGAAACATATTAAATCACTCCTAAAAGATTGATGACATGAGAACAGTATTAGAGCTATTAGAGGTGATGAATCAGAATCGTCACCTCTTTAGAGATGGATTGTGCCACTGGGCTCTTGATTTGTATGGATGTGATCTGATTGATTCACAAGAGTATTTCCTCTTGAAGACATACATCAAGGATAACAAACCGTCAACGTTCTCTTCATGGAATGCCTTTTTCGGAATATCAGCACCATTCTATTGGAAAAAAGGAGATCCAGAACCAAGAATCCAATGGTTATTACGTCACATTAAAAAGCTTGAACATGAGAAATATCGTTGAACTCTTAGAACTTATGCTCGAAAACGAGCATAGGTTCTATCTTGGGTTGTGTACATGGGCGCAAACATTGCTTGTCTATAAAACAATCACGTTTGAGGAACACCAGCTTTTGAGCAAATTCATTCTTGACAATCCACCAAGCAAATGGAGTTTTGATAGAATATGGTATTGGCCTGGTGATAGTGATGGGTTTTATTGGGAATATGGAGAAATAGCTCCAAGAAGACGTTGGATCAAAAGGCACATCAATCTCCTCACCAAAAAGAAATAGCCATGGAAAAAGTTTATCTTGATAGTAAAAGAAATCTACCTGTTCGTGAGCTGTTGAAAATGCTGCTTGAACGAAAGGATTTATTTTCCACTGGTTTATGTATGTGGGTGACAGAAATGTACTACCATGATTATTTCACTTTGGATGAGAAATGGAAAGTGCATAGATATATTGATAGACATGAGCCCAAAAAGTTTGTGGATGAGATATATTTTTGGAAAAGAGGATCAATCAAGCCACGAATCAACTGGATTAAAAAACACATTCAACTACTTGAAAATGAGAAAGTTAAGCGATCTACTAGAAGTAATACTTCAAAATAAAAAGTTCTTTGGAACTGGCTTATGTGGATTAATCATTCGACTTTATTATGCAAAAATCATCACAGCTGAAGAAGAAGACGCATTGCTTTGTTATATTGACGATCATGCACCAAAGAATTTCTTCTATGATGTGTACAAAGATTTGCTTTGCAAGCCCAATTATTGGTATCCACTAGGTTGGTGGTGGCCAAGAGAACGTTGGATTAAGAAACATATCAAAAAACTGTCAAAACAGGGGATGTAGCAATCCACTAAATGGTGTGCCCAACGTTGGCGCAGATAATTGGGAGTAATTATGAAAGCACTCACACACCATTTTTAATCAAAAAATAAACTTTTATAATCATGACAAAGTTACCACTACTTACCATCTTGCTAGAAAACAAAAATCATGTAGAGCAAGAAGCAGCGTTAGAGCTTTTGCGTAAAAAAGGTGTTCCTGTTTGGGGTAAATTTAAAATTTCCAGATGAAAATTATCCCTATATATGTTGGGATGGAAAACATTTGGTTCAAACAAAAGGTCAACTGCATTATGATCGTACAGTGACATCCATTACAGAATTCATTTCATTGTTTACAACATCTGAGAAAACAGTGATTCTCAACGATCAATATACAGCTAAAATCAATTATGATGAAAAAGTTGTAGAAGTGGGTTGTCAGAAAATTGCTTTTGAAAAAGTCAAAGAGTTGTATGATGGAATAGTTAATAAAGAGATTCCATTAATAAAAGAAATGACATATGAAGAATGGATGACTTTTCTTCCACATCACTATGTTGAAAGTGCATTGAAATATGTAAGAAAAGATCCTAATAAGTGTAAAAGTGGTGTTAAAACTTTACATGAAGCTTTGCATGGTGCATTTACATGGTGCGCAACAGAAGAAGGACATGACTATTGGTCTTCGTTGCACAAAAAACTCACAACAGAGTATTACAATAAAACAAAATCATAAAATCAAACTACATGAAAAAGCGTTTACTACCAAGCGAGAATATCGCATTGTCTGTTAAGTCAGCAATTGCACAAAATGCAGTTATTAATTTCTTCAGAGCAAATCGCATTGAAGTTTATGAAGAAACCACCCAATTTGATCCTGAATATCCCTATTTGTATTGGGATGGTGAAGATTTGCATTTGTGTCAGACATCAGATTTTGATGATAAGAAAGTTGTTGACACTGTTGAGGAGTTTCTGGAGCTGTTCTTCAGCTACTATCCATCATTGCAATTGAATGAAGAATATACAGCATACATTGATCCTAAAAAGGAAATAGTTACCATTGGCAGTGAGGAAATTCCTTTTGAAAAGATCATGGAGCTTGCAAAAATTGTAGATAACACAAAATCGTAATTATGAAGCTGAAAAAGCACTTGCCTGAATTCAGTATTGGATTTAATAATCCAAGCGCAATTGAACAGGAAGCATTAGTGGACCTCTTACGCAAGTATGGGGTCTGCATTTATGCTGGCACAGAATTTCCTGATGATGAATATCCATACATCTATTGGACTGGAACAAAGATTGTGCAAACAAAGTATGGTACTGGCAAATATAAAACTGTCTCAACCATTGCTGAATTTGTTGCATTCTTCTTGGAATCTCATTTACAGGAAATACAGCTTAATGAGGGTTACAAAGCTGTCATCAATTATGAGACTAAGACAGTTGTTGTGAACGGGGGAATGACTATTCCTTTTGAAAAGATTCTCGAACTAGAAAAAAACATCAATCAATAATCTCAAAAACCACAAATCATGAAAACGTTTAAAGTAGACGAAGCATTTATTAAAGAAGCATACAAAGTTGCAAACAGAGAATGGAGAGAGAAACTGGAAGAACAATTTCCAGAGGCGTTTAAGAAGGAAACCTTCTTGGACAAAATTTACAAAACAGTGAATAAAGAGCCATACGATCATTCAAAACAATACATTTTCATCCAAAATGGTTATCTGGCAGTGAGAATGCCTACTGCTAACAGAGAATGGTCTATGGAAAACTTCGCATTCATCAACGATGTGTGTACCAAGTTTCCTGAAGCATATCCTGTTCATGGTAAGCAATATCTTAGTGAAGTTAACGATCACGAAAAGTACATGGATGGTGAAACCTATCAGCTCGTAAACATCAAACATTACGTTTAACACAGCATTCAATAACAAATAAAGGGCCTTCGAGCCCTTTTTAAATTTCATTTTATGGCAGTGTATGAATCATTCAATAGTCTTAACAGTAAGACGTTAAAAGCAAATGATCAGCTCATTTTTAAAGGTGGAGTAGGATATGTAGAACATGCTTATATCATGTTCAATCGTTCAACAAACAATCGTATTGTATTTACCGCAATGGGATTAGATGCAGAAAAACTTGCATCAAAAGTATATGGTTATGGACATCATGGTGGTAGTTGGCCTACAGCAAAAAATCATGATTTTGAAGCACTCACCAGACTTGCACTTGTTGTATTTGCATTTGAAGAAGGTGCAGAATCTGTAAAATTGAAAATGCCTGATGGTAAATGGGTGAATATAAATCGTAACAAATTCATCTTGAAGAATCCACCACCAACTTTTGATATTAGAGTGGGTACCTATGGTGCTAAATACAGTGGTAATGAACTTCAGGTAGGTTGTCAGAAGATTCCTTTCAAGAAGGTAGAAGAGGTGTATAAGAAAATGCTTTCACTCAGAAAAACCAAATAACATGTATCAATGCATTAAAACTTTCACTGCAAGTAATGGTAGACAATATGTTAAAGACCAAGCAGTTAGCGTGTATGGATATAGAGAACTTTCCTCTCTAGAACAAAGAAACTTCGTTATCATGCCTGAACGCAGATCAGATGATGATGATGATAGTGGTATTGGTAGTATCATTGATACGGCTGTAGCAGTTTCATCTCTGTTCAACACCTTCAGTAGTGGAGACAGTGGTGATGGCAGTTCATCTTCTGATACCTTTGGAGGATTCGATGGTGGTGATTCTGGAGGAGCAGGTGCATCTGGTGATTGGTAATTTTCTCATTCAAAAACCCAAATCATGCAAAACAAATTCGTTGTAGGCGGTAAATATATCGCCAAAAGTAAGTCTGTTGGAGATCCTTTTGATGAATCTAACGTTTTACGTAGAGCAAGAGAAAAAGGTCAACCATTTCTCTACTTCAAAGGTATTGACAAAACACATGACGGAGAAAAAGTGCTCATTTTAACAGAAAAAATGGGTACAGGTGGAGATTTCTTTCTTCCTCAAGATGTAGAAGTGTATCTGGAAGTTGGGGAGAAATACACTCCAATTGACAAAACAGCTTATGGACATGAAGGACTTGAGCGATCTGAAAACTGGAAGGATGCTCAGAAATTAGACCAACCTTTTCTGTATTATGTTGAGACAGAAAAAGCACGTAATTTCCATGTGCTTTCTTATTTAGAAGAGAAGAAGTATGGAGACTATTTCATGATAGACGACATCATTCCTTACATTCCAGGAGCAGAAATTTTAGAATTCAACATTACAAAACCTCAAAAACCCAAAGAAGAAATGAAAACATTTGAAGTGAGTGAAAAATTCATTCAAGAAGCTTATGATTCAGCATGCAGTGAATGGAAACAAAAAATCAAGGAGAAGTTTCCAGAAGCCATTGTAAAAAAGCCATTTAATTTTGATAAGTCTTGGACAGTTACAACAAGTAATCAAGGTGACAAACCAATTATAATTGGTCAAGGTTGGGCACCTGATGGTAAAGAATTTGAGTGCTTGGTTGTGAATGATGGCTGGGAAATGAGAGTTTCAGAACACAGTGGTCGTCAAGTGATGGAATTCTTCAGAAAGTAAATCAATTCATGCTCCAGAGGAAATAACAATCCTCTGGAGCTATTCACATCAACAAAAGAAAATAACATGGAATACTCATTTGTAATTACAGAAAAGTATCAGTGGGAAACAATTGTCGCACTGGCAAAAGCTCAAGGAATTAAATTTTGTAACACTTACTTAGAAGAAGGATATGAACAATATCCAACTTGTGTTCTCAACTTAGCAGTTCCTGAAATCTTTGGATCAAGAAGCACAACTTCTTACAAAACTGTCACTTTTGAAAGATTTCTGAAACTGATGGTTCAGACAAAAGTGGTTCAGATGCAACTCACAGATAATTACGAAGCAAAAATCATCACTAGTGAAAATGTGGTGAAGGTTGGTTGTCAAACTTTCTCATTTGACAAGGTGAGAGAACTTGCTACTTTGGTAAAAGAACATATGTAGATTTGGGTTATGATGAGGAAGAAAACAGCCCTTGAAATATAGGGCTGTTTTTATTATCTTTGTCAAAAAGCATATGGGCCCGTATTGGTTTTGACAGCAAAGGAGTGGGTATGTACACATGCAGAGAGATGATACTGTCTCTTAATACTGTATCGAAAAACAAATGCTAAGACTCGTTCTCAGCGTGTAGCAGAAGGTGAAGCTATCCTGGCTTCTATCTTCCAGACTGAAGCAGTAGCTGCCTAAGTCCTACGGGGTAGTTCATACCTGGCAACATAAACTGAACAAACTGTTTTCCTGGTTTTCTCAAAACTAGGTGGTGGAGCAGTCACAAACCAGTGACTCCAAAATCCTTACCGCACTCTTAGGATATAAGTGAGTGTTTACGGTGCAGCAGCAATGCAGTACTAAGCATGTGAGACGTTGTATGTACAAACTATTTGTTTGGACAAGGGTTCGACTCCCTTCGGGTCCACTTAGTTGTTAGTAGATTGGTAACAAACCCCACTGTATTTCTATACTGGTGGGGTAATTTTAAATCATTAATCAAAAGATATGACAAACAAAATTTGGCATAAAGTTGAAATAGCAACAGAAGATCAAAATGTTTCAATCTATCCTACAGAAGGATTTAATGGACTTGTTATTGAAGCAAAAGAAATGAATGATTCTCCAAGTCCAAGACTCTATCTCAACAGGAACGAAATGGAACTGTTGATATTGAAAATGAAAGAGATGATGGATTATGTAGAATCTTAAATATCTATGGGTGTATGTGTTTATTGCGTTGGGCGATGCCCATAAATACAATTTCAACTGGGGTTTCTGGGAAACACGCAAACCAAGTGAATAGCCCACACAAAAGCCCATAGATATATAAGATAAGTTCTTTAAGATAAAAAACAGGGAAAGGATGATAGTGATGATGGATACAATTCCTGCTATTATTGCGCCCTGTTAAGTTCTTTGTAGTTGGTGTGGCTCGGTGGGGTTGTGTAAAAGCAAAACTACCTTGCAAGCCATGATTTAGTCTTTGCCTAAAAAGTAGGGAGAATCCCCCTACCACCAACTACATTTTTAAGCGTGGAATGGCTACCAATTAGAAATAATTGTACGTGGTTAAAGCCTAATAATAAATCCAACCACGCTTTTTTAAGTTCTTTAACAACTACTGATTGACTACAAACAATACTCTTGAGCAGTTATCAACGGCTGTAAATCCTAAATAGTTCAGGATGAATCTTAACCATGTCAGAGTAAGGAGAGTTATCTCACAGTTCTAAGATGTGAGTGGTTTGAGTCGATGTGGCAAGCGGTTACCCGAGGTAACTTAATCATGAATCAACATGAGCAACGCTTACTACCCTACTTAGAAGGCAGTAGTTGTTATCTTCTATGTTGTCTGTGAATCACATTAAACAGTCAGTCGTTAAACATTGATACGACTTTAAACAAAGAAGGTTACCCTGAATTGACAGGGTGTTAATTGATGTCCAAGAGCCTTAGCAAAGTTCGCAACTTTGGGTGAATCTGGAAATTAACGGAGTAATCCACACGTGTTGTTCCCTTGAGCAAGGAATATAACAGAGCAGGTTAAAACTACTTAGGCATTATCCTGACAACACGAATGAGTGCTTCTACTTACCCTAGTCAGAAATGATGGGTGGAGTAGTTATTTTTTAATCTGATGAAAAATTTATCAAGATACACGTTGAAATCTACCAACGGTTAATTAGAAGGTTATAGTAATATAACCCACAGGTGAGGATGTATGAGATAAGCCTCTGTTTACTGTGAGAAGTTCTCAGCAAGTAGTTAAAACGGATAAGTTCAAAGTCGTATCCCAAAGTACAGGTAATTAACTACGTGACCCTACTCTTACAGAATGAAATGCAACGTCATGAATTTGATGGCTGATTCTGTAAGACAAGAGGGTGCTAAATAAACAGTCAGGTGGCGGAACTGGCTAGACGCGCTATGATTCATCTCAAGTGTCTTGGAAAATGCATTGACCTTGACGTACAGGTTCGAATCCTGTCCTGACTACTAAAACAACAAATATGTTACCAACACAAAAGAACGCTTTGAGCTGGTACAATACTCACCTACAGATCATCAGAAAGTACGGTGAGCACAATAGCCCATTGGCTACCAAATACAAAACCTGGTGCTTTAAACACAGGTTATTACGTCATCATTAAATCAAAAATCAAATGAAATTACCTTTCTACAAGAAGGAGGGCAGATGGTATGCTGACCTTCCAGAGTACATTCATGCAGGTGGCACAGAAGCAGATTGTGAAATGGTTGCTGGTGCTGACACATGGTTAGACTTTCTTTCCAATAATGGAACAAACATCACATTAGAGCTTGATCATCAGGAACCTTTGAGTAACAAGATTACAAGAATAGGTATTGATGACTTTGGTGCTACGTACATAGCACATGAATACAATGAGGAAATTGTTAATCATGTCCTCTGGATATGTCCTGTGACACTCTTTGTGTTTGGGGAATACCCTGAAACCATTTATTTTCAAATCGTAAATGAATAACCATGACAATACATTACGCAGACATCATCATCTACTTCATAATTCTCATGTTCATCTGGTTCCTTTTTGATAATGAACGTGATAGTGAATTAGCAATAGTAATTAGCATAATATTCACTCTCATTTACATAGTGGTGTTTGCAATACTGCCATGTAATTGGGATGATATATTTCGCTACATTAAGAATGATGTAAAATTTGTACCATGACACAGATAAAACCAACATACGTAACATTTGAGCAAGCTAAAAAGCTAAAAGAGAAAGAATTTAATGTACCTACACAATGGGCCTTTGATTTAAAAGGACAAGATTATAAAGATGAGCATTGGGATATAGATTACAACTGTTGTACCTATAATTGTTATAGCAAACCAGAACAATGGCAAGTAGTAGAATGGTTGAGAGTGGTACATGGTATTTGGGCCTATTGTGAAATAAACGGTGACAGATATTACTGTAAAGCTAAAAAGCTCAAATCTAATTGGAGGAGAGTAGTTAGTGGTGTTGTAGATAATGAAAATACTCTTTATAACACGCCACAAGAAGCTTACTCAGAAGCATTTGATTACGTACTAAACAACTTGATATGAAAAATAATCATGAAGTAGTTTTTATAACTATTAATGTTTGGTATAAAACACAGAATTACGGTGAGGGTAAAAAAGTTAATTCTCATTTTCGAGCTTTTCATAACATTGATGAAGCTATTACCTTTTTTAATTCCGAAAATAGTGCCTATAAAATTACAGCAGGTGTTACAATTAGAGGTAATTATTTCATGTATGGTTCTGGTAATCAAGTTACCTTATTTGAAAAAGGGTTTTATGATAATGGTAAACCACTAAATTCAGATATGATTAAAAAGATGTTATGACACAACAAGAAATACAAGAGCGTAGTGAGCAGATAGCTTTGATGCTTGGTTATGTAAATACAACTCCAGCAGACAAAGACTTTAACATATTTGAATATCCCACTAAATTCGGAGCGATACCAAAAATGATTGAAACCATGTCTATGAAGTTTCATTCAGACTGGAACTGGTTAATGGAAGCTGTTGAGTTCATAAAAGCAAATACAAGGTTGTCGGTAGATAGCAGTAATGCTAAAACAAACGAATACTTTATTGATGAATGGGAGTTTAAGGTAAAGTCGTATTACATAAAATTAATTCAATGGACAGAAAAAGGTTGGAGAATGATTGATAAAGATAATACAGACCTATTCATCTACTACGTTATAGGTGAAAATTGTAGTTCTGAAAAGGAAGCAGTCTTCTTAGCCGTATCTGATTTTGCTAAACTTTATAATGAAGGAAAACTATGAAACAAGAATTTGTAACACACGAACAAGCCTTAGCTCTTAAAAAAATAGGCTTCAATATGCCTGTTAATTGGTTTGTAAGTGTTGATGATGTTGATGAAATATGGGAGGGTGGAGAGTATAATTGGAATGGGTACACTGAAGACAAGAATATCTCACTACCACTCAAACAACAAGTGTTTAGATGGTTTAGGAATAAATATAGGTTAACTGGTCTTATTGAAATAGGAACTCAAGAATACACTTATCAAATTTACGATAAACAAGGTATGAAAGAACTTGGTCTTGATCCTATAAAGTATAACGGCTCTTACGAAGAAGCAGAATTAGCTTGTATTAATAACCTTATTCAAATTATTAGCGATGATACTAGAGAACAATCTTAAACCCGCTACGCATTTTATTGAGGTGTGGAAGCCAAGAACTTACTCAGATTGTATTTCACGCACATCTATTCATCCAATAGAATCATTAAGAATATACGATACAACCATTGCCATCTTTAAAATCAGAGCCAAATGAAACCAACATACACACTACACAAACTACCACAAGGGTACGTACTTACTTCTGATGAAAAAATAAAAGAAGGCAATTATTGTTTTTATGAACCAACATCAAATTTGCTTCAATATAATAATACTTCTTTTTTACTTAATGCAGATTTCAAAAAAGTAATATCTCAACAAGACCAATTCGACTTCTCCGCACTCTCTCCTGAAGACCAGAAAGAGATAGGATGGGTTGATGTTGAAGAGTTATACCCAGCAGGCAAAAGGGGAGCTATGTCAATACCTTCAAGAAAAGAATGCAATAACTATCTAAGGCAAGAGGGTTTCCGAAAAGCACAAGAACTTCTAGGAGGGTTTACTTTGGAGGATATAAAAACCGCATTTAAAGCTGGCGAAAAATACGGAAGTCAAGTTTCTACTAAAGGGAATATAGACGAATACATTCAATCTCTATCTCAACCTAAGTCATGGGAAGTAGAAGTGGAGATGGAAACCGTATATGAGGATAAATTAGAAGGTACTGAATTTATCCCACGTCCTGTCAGTAAACAACCCAAACTCACTAACGGTAAAGTCAAAGTATTAAAAATCAATAAGTTATGGCAATCATAGTTAAAACTAAAGAATCAGAAAACAAAACTGGAAAACCTTTTCCAAAATTGATGAAATCCAAAGATGGAAGAATAGTGTTTGCTACAGGAAAACATAATGGAGAAGATTGGGAAGTATTAAGAATAAGCGGATTTCCTGAAGGATGTAATGGTACAATCAGTCAAAATTTTAAATTATTTCATAATGATTTTATTATGTATTCATTTTATGACTTTGAAGGACAACTTTTACTTGAAAATCAATAAGTTATGGTAGGAACAGTATTCACCAAGAAGGTTGAAAGACATGAAATGGGAACAGCAGGTAAGTCTATGGAACAGACATGGAAGGTAATTTCTCATCAGGGAGATGATATTTACCTGTGTGTACGTATAGACAATACAGATGATCCCATGCTTGCAGCTAATCCTCAGAAACGAACATTTAAGGAGAAGGACATTCTCTCTCACCTCAAAAAAGACTAACATGTACTATCCAGTCGAATTGGTGCTTAAGAGCTATATGCCTAAGCAACTAGAACCTGGTATGTGGTTCATTAACAAACTGCATCAGGGTACAATCAAAGAACAGGTTGAAATATGGGCACTTGAAAAGGTGCCTTTTGAGTCCCTAGAAGAGTTTGTTACAAAACATGGTGCACCTGTTGAGCCCTATCTCATCTATGATGAATTAATTGTAGCTGAACCAGAAGAAATTGGCTGGTGGGATGAAGGTGATCATGTGGATGAACTAAGAGACATCACTCTCAAAGACATCAATTACATTCTCAATGAATGGGATGGAGCTGTATATTTGGACATAGATGATGAAACTTTTGAAGAAGAAGATGAAATCAATCCAATCCTCTATGACAACAAAGTCACTCTCGCCCTTCCTTATGAGGAAGAAGAGGAAGAAGAGGAAGAGGATGATGATGAAGGTCCTGAATTTGATGGAGCTGGATTCTCTCATGAAGATAATATTACAGAATAAATCTAACATGTATGATACAGCCAAACGAATTAAGGATTGGAAATTTAATCTATCTTGATGAAACATTGATTGAGGTAGATGTTCATGTATTGATTGATATTTTAATGGGTGTTGATGGGTTTTCCCCCATCCCAATAACACCTGAATTATTGGAGAGGGCGGGGTTGAAAAGAGATAGGGAAGGCTGGATTATATCGTATAGCTATAAAATATACGACCCGTTAGTTATTGGGGGAACAGGCTCTTATGTTAATGCAAACAGAAAAACATATTGCATATTGCATGATGATAAAATTATGCCTAAAGGGTTTCAATACCTCCACCAACTCCAAAACCTTTATTTCGCATTAACAGGCGAAGAACTAAACATTGAATTATGACATTAAATCAAATTGGTATAGAAAGACTTCAACAGATTGAAGCTGAACGAGCAGTGTTATCAGATGATCCTCAATTTTGTGCATGGATGGAAGAGATGCATGTAGGCAGACTTTATGTAGACAGAAGTGGCATTATCAGAGCAAATGAAATGATGCAACAGTATGTCACACCTAAGAGATTGACATTCAAGGACATAGTGAAAACCATTTTTAATTTCTAAATCAAGTAACATGACGCTAGAACAAGCAGTAGAAAGCTTAAAGCAAGTGAAATCAGTAGAAGAATGGAACTCAAAAAGAGATTCTATTCGATCAAAAGTAATCAGAGAACAAGGTCCAAACGTTTGGGTGACAGAATATGTTCCCACAATTGACGGTAATGGTCTCATCGTAGAAGTTTTAGGACCAGACAAAGAATACTAAATCATTCATCATTGTTTAAAACCAAACCTCATGACAAAGAAAAGTCGTCTTACCAAGGAACAGGTGCAAGAGTTGAAAAATGTAATTCGTACAGGTGAACCCATCTGTTTTATTGCTGAAAGACTTGCACCAGTGTACAAAAAACCCGAAACATCATTTCGTGTAACATTGTACAACTTAGCCAAGCGCACGTACAAGATAGCTGAATGGAAAGGTCCAAAGAGACGCAGCAGAAAAGCTGCATCTGTTGAATTGGAGATTTCAAAAGTTATCACCAGAGTTGAAAAGCATAAGGATCACATCAGAATCTACCTTTAATCACATCCAAAACCTCATCACCATGGCAGCTATATTAGTTTATCGCTCCTCTTGGAGCCAAGTTAAACCATTGGTTTACACAGACGATACAAACATTGATTCTGTCAATAGATTGGTTGATTCGATTTTCAAAACGAAGATGCGAACAGGTAGATTGGTTCGTAGTGGCAATAAAATGTACTACCAACCATCTGATGAGTACAAGAAATATGTTGTACGTTTTCGCAGAGTTAAGTAAATTTGTAGTGCCCTGCTCTCTATGAGAGTGGGGCATTTAAAACTTATTACATGGAAAAGACCTACAATTACGTGTTCCATTACAATCACTATACAGGATTGTGGAATGCCATCCCAAGAGAAAAGTATCAGGACTACTTTTCAAAGAAACATGTTCCTGGAGTATTAAAGTCTAGTGAAATGCCTACGTTGATTGAACTCATCAACAAAGGAGAAGACTTTATTAAACGAGTTCCAAAAGAGAAGAAATGAATGTAATCATTTACGATATAGAAACACTCAAAGAGTTATTTCTTGTAGGTGCTTATGTACCAGAAGCAGATACATACTTTGAGTTTGAGGTGAGTAGGTACAATAATGATTTGGACAAGTTTGTAAAATTTACAGAATTGTTCAAAGACCGTTATTGGGTGGGCTACAATAACCTACGATTTGACTCTCAAGTGATTGAGTGGGTATTGAGGAATTATGACTATTGGCATGATTTGTCAGGATTGGAAATCACTGGAAAGATTAGTCAGAAGGCTCAAGATGTAATCCATGATGCAAACTTTGATGTGTTCCCTGAATATAGAGAAAGTGACTTGACTCTCAAACAGTTAGATCTCTTCAAGATCAATCACTACGATAATAAGAATCGTATGGTGAGCTTGAAAAGACTAGAGTTTGAGATGAACTTGGAGAACATTGAGGAAATGCCTATACATCATGATGCTGTAGACATGACACCTCAGGATATTCAAATCACCAAGGATTATTGTAGGAATGATGTGCACGCCACGTATCAGTTCTATAAGGTCACTACAGGAGAAACTGATCATCCTCTGTATAAGCAAAACAACCAGATCGAACTTAGACTGGATATTGAGAAGGAGTTTGGAATTCCTTGCTTGAACTATTCAGATAGTAAGATTGGGGATGAGATGATTAAGAAGTTCTACTGTGAGCAGAAGAAGATTGAGTATAAAGAGCTCCCAAAGAAGGGATTCTTCAGAAAATCTGTCAAGGTGAAACATTGCATTGCTAACTATGTAGTATTTCAAACCCCTGAACTGAAAGAATTCCTCAAACGCATCAAAGGTATTGAGCTTGGTATGCAGGATGATTTCAAAGAAGAACTGCATTTCTATGGGAATGTATATTCTTTCATGAAAGGTGGCTTGCACACAGAGAACAAACCTGAAATCTTTGAAGCTGATGATGAATATCTCATCATTGATTGGGACGTGTCTAGTTACTATCCAGCCATCATCATCAATAATGAGCGCTATCCTTTCCATTTGGGTAAAGAATTCCTCCGTGGTTACAAGGAAATGTTTAATAGAAGATTGGAACTCAAGCCTTTAGCTAAGAAAGACAAGCGCATCAAGGGTATTGTTGGTGCACTGAAGCTTGCTGTAAACTCTGTTTATGGTAAAAGCTCAGACATGCAGTCCTGGATATATGACAGACAGCTCACTATGTTCACCACTATTACAGGGGAATTAAGCCTAATGATGCTTATTGAGGCATATGAACTTGCTGGTATTCATGTAATCAGTGCTAACACGGATGGTGTTACAATCAGAATTAAGAAGTCTCTGGTTGACAAAATGCATGAAATCAATAAGTGGTGGTGTGACCTTACAAAGTATGAACTAGAAAGAGCTGATTATCAAAAGATTATATTTTCCACTGTAAATGACTATCTTGCAATAAAAACAGATGGAGAAATCAAGAAGAAAGGCGATTTCCTCACGGATTTCGAGCTTCATAAGAACAAATCAGCAAGAATTGTACCTCTGGCTCTCGAACAATATTTTGTTCATAATATACCTGTTGACCATACTATTAAGTCTCATCTATCTATCTTTGACTTCTGCATAAGACAGAAAGCCAGCAGAGATTTTCATTATGAAGGTATTAATAGAGCAAGTGGTGAGAAAACAATCTACAATAAGCTAATTCGTTATTATGTATCAAATACAGGTGAGAAGCTTCTAAAGGTTAAGAATGAAGATAGTGATAGTGGTGCTGCGGATATTTCTCAAGTGGAAGCTGGTGAATGGTTAGCAACAGTTTGTAATAAACTGAGCAAAGACCATCCTCTGGATAACATCAATTATGCCTATTACATAGAGCGTGCAGAGAAAATCATCAGCAAGATAGAATCTGGTGGTAAGAAACGTAAGGTGGTTGTAAATCCTAACCAGCTTTCTTTATTTTAAGCTTATGGCACGTAAAGCACACCCTAGAGAAAGAGTGAAGAACGAGCTAGCTCTTGTTAGACAAAGAGGCATAACCTTTCCAAGCTATAATCCACTTCCTGTAAGAAAAGATGAAGCTAACCAAGAAATCCTTAATCAGATGAAAAAGAAAGAGGAGAAAAGAAAGAGAGGTAAACGTAAATCTTTTTCCGTGTGGGAATATCGAAAAAACTTAACAACATGAAACTGAGTAAAGGAGATAGATTCAGAGACTACATGGGTAGTCTCTGTTTCATTAGCTACATCAAGGATGATGTAGTGAAGCTTACATTCATACAAACTCCTTCATTTGTAGAAGTTTGGGATAAGAAAGAGTTCATTTCTGAAATCCAGGGCAACAGATTCTTCCAAGAGCCTAAGGTTGTCATTAACAGAAGAAACATACAAGATCATCTTGTTGAATATCAATTGAATATGATTGGTAAGACAACAGATGATATTAAGGATGATGAAGAATGGTATTACAATAACACCATGACTGAAAAGCAACATGAGCTATTTAAAGCATACGCCATTCCCCTGTTGAAAAAGGTATTCAAATTCAATAAAGCTAAGGCTGAGCAGACATTTGAATGGTTCAATCTGGCATACGGTCTTCGCATTAAAAACTAACCCTTATGTTCCCCTACATTTTTATTTCTGTCCTAGTAGCACTATGGGCATGGATGGCCTATGAAATTAGTCGTGCGCCATTTCTTAATAAAAGTGATGAACCTCCTATCACTACTGAATGGCACGATGATGATTATTATCCAGACACAAAACCTTAACTATGAAAAGACTAAAACCTTTCATTAATAACGAGGATTATGAGAGAGAACATCTTAAGGATGTAGTATATTTGCAGGCTCAGCAGGCTGAAGAAGAACAAAGAATAATGGCAGAGATTAACGAAGAAGAGCATAGATTGCCAGCAAAAGTTGAACTAGTAACCCCAGTAGTAGAACATGAAAAAACTAACAGCTTACCATTTTGAGGAACTTATTAAGAAAGGATATTCTCTTGATTCATTGTTCCTCTTGAAGCTCATAGACGAGCAGTTTGACATTGCTCCCATGTGTGAATCAAGCATGAAGATCAAAGCAATGCATCAGAATTTGATCAGAAAAGGGCTCATTACAGAAACAGAAGACAAAATCACCACGCTTGGTAGAGAACTTCTGGTGTTCATTGATACAAAGGAACCAAAGAAGATTGTCAAGAAGAAAGCTGACACTACAGAGTTTGAAGAATGGTGGAAAGTCTATCCAGGTACAGACACATTCACTCATAATGGTAAAAAGTTCTCAGGCAACAGAGGTTTGAGACAGAATAAAGATGAATGCAGAATCAAATTCAACAAGATTTTGCTAGAAGGCGAATATACAGCCAAAGATCTCATTGATGCATTGCTATTTGATGTCAATCAGAAGAAAGAGAATTCTGTAAAGACATCTACAAACAAACTGAGCTACATGCAAAACAGTCTCACATATCTCAATCAGCGTAGCTATGAACCATTCATAGAGTTGATTAAAGAAGGGAACACTGTAGAAGAAGCTCCTAAAATTGTTGGAGGAACAGATATATGACACATGAACAACTTTCAGAATACGTTAGTGAACAAGTCGAGAAACATCCTAATCTGAAAACAGAGATTGAAGATTTTTACAATCTCTATTTAACTGAGATGGAAGAAGGTGGTAGTCCAGAAAACGAAAGACTGCTTTGTTACAACAGTATTGAAGAATTAATACAAGAACTATGAGTTTTGAACTACTTAAACATGAAGTTGAACGAGGCTTAACTGGTAGAAATGGTGGTATTCCTATGGGATTTAACAGGTTGAATAGGTATATTGGTATCAGAAAGTCTTTGTATTTCCTTGTAGGTGGTTTAACAGGCTCAGGTAAAACTAGCTTCATTGATGATGCGTTTGTACTCAACCCTTTTGACTGGTTTATCGGTCAGAAGGAACAAAGTATCAAGTTACGCATCATATATCGTTCAATGGAGCGTTCCAGAACCTACAAACTAGCCAAGTGGGTGAGTAGGAAGATATTTCTAGACCATGGATTTATCATCCCCGTAAGCAAACTCTTGGGCTGGAACGATAAAATGACACCAGATGAGCATGATTTGTTCCTGATGTATGAGGACTATATGGGAATGATGGATGAGGTGATTACAATCATTGATGGTCCAGAGAATGCTGTAGGTATTGCCAAGGAACTAAAAGCACATGCTTTGCAACATGGTAAGATTGAGCAAGTGGATGAGTTCAATAAGAGGTATTTTCCTGAAAATGAAAATGAAATAACCATTGTTGTTATTGATCACGTTGGTCTATTGAAAACTACCAAGGACCAGACAACCAAGAAAATGGCTATTGACAAAATGAGTGATGAGCTCAGATATGCCAGAGATTTCTATGGCTACACACCAGTAGTGGTTAGTCAGTTTAACCGTGAGATTTCAAATCCTATTCGTATCAAGAATGGTGATGTAGAGCCCCAGCTAGAAGATTTTGCAGATTCATCATCCACGCAGAACGATGCTGATATTGTGTTAGCATTGTTTGATCCTATGCGATATAAGGTTGCTGATCCTTCAGGATATGAACTAGAGAAGCTCAAGGATGATTTTGGTGCAAAGTATTTCAGGAGCTTGAGGCTCATTAAGAATTCCTATGGAGAGGATGATGTGCGTATTGGTTTGGGCTTTATGGGCCAGATTGGTATGTTCAAGGAACTCCCAAGAAAAAGAGACATGACTGAGGACATCTATCAGTCAATTTTAGACAAAACGTATTTCCTAAACAAGTAGACAGTGTACACTATGGAAGTTAAATTATTCTCCACAACTCCTCATGAGAAGGATGATATGTGGCAATTAGTGATTATCCCTACGATTTCTGTAGTGAGATGTAAATCAGAACGTTATACAGTGGTAAACTTTGAGTGGTTATTTTGGAACCTTTCAATCTTAATTCATGACAAGAGAAGAGTACCTTCAACTTAGAAACGATGGTAATGGAGCTATGATTGTCTACAACTATTATGTAGAGAAGTTTGATCGTGAAAAGCATAAACCATTTCTTTCATTCAATGAGTTGTTTATGTATCTAAACATGTGGACCTTCCATAAACCTGAAATTGCTGTAGCAATTCATGATTTATCACAATCTATTATTAACAAGCTGGATAATAGATTTTCAGTGAGGCATTTGATGGACAAAGAAGGACATTACATAAAAAGTGTATGACATTAAGAGATCAACGGCAAAAAGAATTTGCTGAAACCTGGATAAGCAGTGGTAAACGAGGCATATTGTATCTATGTGCTAGATTTGGTAAGATCCGCACGAGCATCAATGCATTCAAGAAATTGAAGCCTAAAAGCATACTCATTGCCTATCCAGACAACAAGATCAGAGATTCCTGGAAAGCAGATTTTGAATATCTGAAGTATGATGATGATCATGATCATGTCACATACACTACACACCTTTCTATGCATAAGTATGTGGATGAGGTGTTTGATATTGTGGTGATTGATGAAATTCACTTACTGTCTGAAAATCAAATAGTTGCAGCACAGGACCTCCTGAAGAATAATCCCGTAGTGCTTGGCTTAACAGGCACCTTGTCCAAATGGACAGAAGAAACACTATTGCGAGAACTGGATTTACCAGTTGTTGCAGAATATCCCATTGAGCAAGCTATTGAGGAAGGTGTAATTACAGACTACGAAATCATTATTAGAACAGTTCCTTTGGACAACAGAGTTAAGATGGACTTCAAAGGAAAGATTCGTACAGAGAAGCAGCAGTTTGATAATTACACCAAGGCAATCAATTACAACCAGATAGTTGGTAGGGAAACTATGTTTCTCAGACTTGCTAGAATGCGCATCATCCAAAACAGTATTGCTAAAAAGGAACTTACCAAAAGAATATTACAGCAACACAAAGATGATCGTATTCTTGTATTTTGTGGTGTGACAAAGATTGCTGATGAGTTGGGAATTCCTTCCTATCACAGCAAGGCTGGAGAGAAAGAAGTGTTTGACAAGTTTGCTGAAGGTGAAGGTAATCACTTAGCAGTGGTGAAGATAGGTAACACAGGAGTTACCTATAAACCACTTAACATGGTGATTATCAACTACTTTGATAGTAATGCTGAAAATCTAGCACAGAAGATCAATAGATGTATGGCTATGGAATACAACAATCCAGAGAAAAAAGCCATCATATATATCATCTGTACTAACGAGGAAGTTGAGCGAAACTGGTTGAAAAAAGCTCTTGCATTCTTCGATAAAGACAAAATCAGATTTGCCTAAATCACTTGTATTTCGTATCTTTATCACACTAAACTACATAAATAAACAAGAAAAATGGCAAGTAAATTAATCGGTATTGTGGGCCCAACTGGTACAGGTAAGTCCACAGCAATCAAGCATTTGAATCCAGAAGAAACGTACATCATTAACGTAGCAAAGAAAGAATTACCTTTCAAAGGTTCTGAAAAACTGTATAACACAGAGAAGAAGAATTACAAAGAGGTAGATGATGCAAACGAAATCACACGCTTGTTGAAGACGCTTTCAGAAAAAGCTCCTCATATCAAGAATGTTGTAATTGAGGACAGTAACTACATCATGGGTTTCAATATGGTGGCAAAGGCTACAGAAACAGGTTTCACCAAGTTTAGCCTGATGGCAAAAGACATGGTGGATATGTTTAGAGAAGCTCGTAAGTTGCGTGATGATATTACAGTGTTCTATATCACTCACCCTGAAACTATTGAAGATGGTGGTGATATTGTGGGTTACAAAATCAAAACTGCAGGTAAGCTGATTGATAACCAAGTGTTATTGGAAGGTTTGCTTACAGTGTGCTTGTACACACATGTTGAAGAGAACAAGGAAGGTGTTGTAAGTTACTATTTCGTAACCAACAGATTCAAGAAATATCCAGCTAAGAGTCCTGATGGAATGTTTGCAGAGGTGAAGATTCCAAACAACCTGCAGCTGGTAGTAGACACAGTAAAAGAGTATTATTCATAAAACCAAAAAATTATGCGTGACCAAGTGTATAATCCCGAAGGAGCTACATTAAGACAAAATCCTCTTACTATAGATGAAGCAGTACCATCAGGGTTACCAACCCTCACTGATCAAGAAGTGTTACAGCAACACAATATATTCATTGAATTCTTGTCAGTGGGAGCAATGATTAGAATAGGATGTAAAACCATACCTTTTAGATCAGCAAAGGAAGCTATCGAAGAGCTGTATGCTTACGTAAACAATCCTAAGAGAGAAATCGAACGTTGGAAAAAAATCTTTAATAAACAATAAAACAAAACAAAATGAGCGGAATCTCAGGAGAAAAACGACAATCACTACCCGAAGTAAGTAAGAAAGTTGGCTTATTTGAAGCAAAAGTAATTGCTATCAACCCATCTGCAGAAGAGTACAAGGATATGACAGGTGTGGATTTGCCAGCAGAAAGCAAGTTAACAGAGTATTTAGGCAAAAGCAAGGATGATAATACATTCTTGCGTGTTGATGTTTGGCTGCAGGAAATTAAGAATGGTGACAAGTTCAAGGTTACATTCTTCCTGGAAGACAAAGATCGTGAAAACAAAGATGGTACCAAGAAGCAGTATATCAATAACATTGGTAGCTGTACGTGGGCTGCTGACGAGAATGATTTACCTGAATGGTTTACGAAGCGTGAGTATCGTGTAGCCAAGATGGGTGAAGAAGATTTGTATAGCTTCCTCCGTGTATGGCTGGGTGAACTGGATTATGCTAAAGAAAGCACAGTGTTACAGCTTGAGTGGAAGAAACTGATGAAAGGTAATGTGAAGGATCTGAAGGATCAGGTTGATGGTGCGTATTCTGTAAATGTTGTTGCGTTAGCCACTGTATCTGTAAAAGAGAAAGATGGTGAAACCAAGGAATATCAGAGCATCTACAACAAGGCATTCCTTCCAGCCTATTATCTGAAGAACTTCCGTCTGGTTGATTACAATAGTGCCACTGTTCAAAGCGGTTTGCGTGCTAAGAAATCAAAAGACCTGAAGCCTCATGAGCGTTTTGTTCTGACTGTTACAGGTGAGTATGGTTGCAAAGACTATTATACTCTGCGTGATATTCAGGAATACAATGCAGATGATAATCTGGTAGCTTCTGATGCACCTCTGACAACAGATGGTGATGATTATTAAACAATAATTCTTAACAAGCCCTCACTAGAAATGGTGGGGGCTTTTATTTTTGCGTTATGGTAACACTTACAGTTAGTGTAGGAGAGCTCATTGATAGATATAGCATCCTACACATCAAGAGTAAAAAAATCACAGATATAGACAAGCTTGGTAAAGTAGAAAATGAAAAACAAGCATTGTTACGACTTGTAAGTGATTATATAATCAATCCTGTTATGGGTGATTTGTATCAAGACTTGATTGGCGTAAACCTTCAGTTGTGGGATATAGAGGATAAGCTTCGTGATTTTGAAAGACAAGGCAAGTTTGATGAAGAGTTTGTTTCTTGTGCAAGATCAGTGTATATTCTCAATGATCAGCGTCATCAGCTGAAGACAAAGATCAATCTAATGACAAATTCACCCAACGAGGTTAAACAATACACAGAATACAAATGATTACAGGAGAAATAAAGGTGAGACTCACACCTGAAGCGGTGCTTAAGAAAATATCAGAGTATGATATATTCAGATATTACATGCCAGATAAAACCTGGAAAGTGAATCAAGCTACGCTATCTCCATTCAGAAACGAGAGAAACCCATCCTTCGTAATAGGTAACAAGAGAGGTTTTCTGTCATTCATAGACTTTGGTGACACCTCTAAAAAAGGTGATTGTTTCACGTTCGTAAAGCTTTTGTTCAATCTACGTACCATGGATGATGTCCTGAAGATGATTGATAAAGATTTCGGACTAGGGTTTTCAAACAATACCTCCACTGAAAAGTATAAACAAATCGTCAAGGAGTACAAACAGCCTGAAGAGGTTGGTAAGCGCTACTCTCTTATACAAGTGGTTACACGCAAGTTTACAAACGAAGAATTGGCATATTGGAACCAGTATTACCAGAGCCTTGATGATCTTAGAGCAAACAACATATATGCCATTAAGAAACTCTATCTCAATAGGCAGTTGTTTCATCTGAAGGACACAGAGCTCAGATTTGGTTATTTCTATGATGGACATTGGAAAATCTACCGCCCATTTGCTGATAAGAAAAGTAAATGGATCCCCAACAATGTTCCTATTACAGCCATGGATGGTAAGGAAGATATCACTAATTGTAGCATAGCCATCATTAATAAGTCCAAGAAAGACTATATGGTGATGAAGAAAGTGTTCCCTTGCTGTTGTGCTGTCCAGAACGAAGGATTGGGTTGTTTCTCTGATGGTAATGTTGAATATCTAAAAGCAAACTCTGATAGACAGATACTGAGTTTTGATAGTGACGAAACTGGTGTAAAGAATTCTCTACAGATTACAGAACTCTTTGGTTTTGAATATACTAACGTCCCACGTAAGTATTTGTCTGAAGGTATCAAAGACTGGGCAGATCTTGCCAAGGCTCACGGACTAAAAGCTGTTGAGTTTCATCTGAAAGAAAAACAATTGATATGAAGGACTTAGAAAATCTCAAGAAAGAAATCGGTTTCAACATTGAATGGTTGGAAACAAGTGAAGGAGATGTAATAGAATGCATCTCTATCGAGAATCTGGAAGGGGCACTTTCCAGATTTTTTGGTAAAAGAATATCCCTCAATCCTGATCAAGAGGAATCGGTTGAGGAAGAGAAACCAAAGTTTAAACAGTTAGAAATGTTTCAAGATGGATTGGAGTAAATTCAGTGACAAGTTTGATGAGAGTTGGCATGATAAGGTGAGACCTTTTATTGAGAGCGAAGAGTGTGACAAGATTTATGAATTCCTCAAGAAGGAATCTAAAAGAGGGAAGAAGATTGCTCCTCTATCTGCAAACACTTACAGAGCTTTCAAGGAAACATCTCTAACCAATCTCAAGGTGATATTGCTAGGCATGTGCCCCTATCACACAATGACTTATACAGGAGAATATGTAGCAGATGGTTTGCTCATGGGTTGTTCTGTAACAAACAGGATGCAGCCCTCTCTGGAACAGTTCTATGGAGCTATTGAAAGAGAACTCTATGATGGACTAGATCTCAAGCATTATAAAACTCCAGACGTAAGCTATCTAGCTTCCCAGGGTGTACTAATGCTTAACGCAGCTCTTACAACAGAAATCAATAAGGCAGGCTCACATATGGCTTTATGGGAACCTTTCACCAAGTATTTCTTTGAAGAGATGATTGCTACAGCAGGCGTACCTATTATATTTCTAGGTAAGGAAGCAGCAAAATATGAGAAGTATGTAGCACCTTTTACATGGTCATTTAAACTCAGTCACCCTGCATCAGCAGCTTACAAGAATACTGACTGGGATAGTGAAGGAGTGTTCAAGAAAGTAAACAACATTCTTAAACAGAACAACGGTTATGAAATTAGCTGGTTGTGCGAAGAAGCCCCGTTTTAATTATGCTAGTCAAAATTGAAGATCTGAAGATAGGTGATGAGATACTCATTGGTGCTAACAGTAATGTTATGCGTGCAAGAGTGATGAGAGATCCAAGACCAATGAAAACTCAACCTAGTTATGCAAATCCAGGTGAAACTTTCTACACATCACTCTTACTTGAAGTGATACTTGTAGCAAAAGTTTACACATACAAATTTGCTAACAAAGTGCACACATATACAAAGAAGACATATATGTGCGAGGGTGAATACAATCATCAAAAGAGAGTGGATCTGAATCGTAAAAACATTTGGTTACTTGAAAAAAAAGTATAATATATGGAAATCAACGGTCTTAAAGTAGAAATTGGAGACTTTGTAATCATTGCTTGTGACAACCATTTATATTATGGTTGGGTTGCAGGAACAGGTGTTGGTAACAGCACATTGCAGTTTTACACAGTTCCAGTTGTTAATGCCACTGCAAAAAGTTATGAAGACTGGAAACTAAATCTTGATACTACCACCTATTTGGGACGTAGATTCTCTAAAGGATTCACTGTCAAAAGTCTCTACAAAACCTACATAAACACAGTGGGTAATTGGAGAGTGATGGTGGTAAAAGAACCAGACCTACTGTTTGCAGATGAAGAAAAAAATGAAGCATACATTAAAGCAAAAGAAACATTAATCAAGTTAAATTTCCTCAAATCATGATTTTAGAAAAACAAACCGAAGCGTTAGTACATCAAGAAGGCGAAACACAGGAATCAATTAGCATGTCCCTAGACTTAGATTCTGCTCAGATTTTGATGCAGATGTTAAGTAAGAATCTCTATTCAGATTCGATAGGCTCTACTATCCGTGAGTGTGCAAGTAATGCACTGGATAGTCACAGAAGAGCTGGTGTGGACGAACCAATTATTGTTTCCTTACAAAAAAACCAAGAGGACAACTTTGAGTTCTCTGTAGAAGATTTTGGTACTGGTTTAGATGCTGAAGACGTAAAGAATATTATCAGCAAATATGGTAAGTCTACCAAACGTAACAGTGCTAACGAGTTAGGTATGATGGGCTTAGGTTTCAAGGCACCATTAGCATATTCTTCCAGCTTCTACTTTGTGTGTCGTAAGGATGGTATGGAGCGCAAGTATATGATGTATGAAGGTGAAGATGTGAACACAATTGACCTTCTGTATGAAACTCCCACTACAGAACGCAATGGTGTGAAGGTGATTGTTCCTATTGATTACAGTGACCGTTACATATTCAGAAACAAGATCAGAGAGCAGCTTGCTTATTTTGAGAATGTTTACTTCAATGCAGAAGCTATTGATAATGATTTCTCTATTATTCGTAGTGAACATTTTCAATTTTCAGAACTGGCTAGTGATTCAAGCTTACACATCTGTTTGGATAATGTGTATTATCCTTTAGATTTCAATAAGCTGGAGATCTCTAGAATCTACATTCCTGTTGCACTTCGTTTCAGTCTTACAGATGGTATCTATCCCACTCCAAACCGAGAGTCTATTAGATATACACAAGAAGCTAAAGACATCATTCTCAACAAGTTATCCTTGATGGCTAATTATTTTGTCGAAAAGTATAATGCCTCTGTGGAAAATTGTAAAGACGTTCCTACAATAGTTGATTATTTAACAAGTAGCTATCGTTATGTCAATCTATCAGAATCAAGGAGATATGACATTAGTAATATAATGCAATATGCTAGTGTTAAGATGATTGTACCAAAGCTTGATGGTATAGAACTCTTTGATATAGAAAGACTTGGTAAGATTCAGGAGTATGTCTTAGATGAATATGCTCCTAAATTCTTTGTAGATGGTAAAAGAATAAGACAGGCCAAGCACTATTACAGACCTACAGCAATTAAGAGTCTTCCAGAGAGAGTTTACATCTACAGTGGGGATAAATTGCCTGGTATAATGAAAGACTATATCAAGCATCTTCAGAGGTCTTACACAAATGAAGCAATGATTGTCAAGAAGACAAAGGAATTTAAGCTTTACGGTAAAAAGTTTACAAGTGGTGAATATGATAACTATCACAGAATCATTGGATTAGGAGCATATCCTAAGCATCAATGGAGACAAGTTATCAAAGAGTTTCAGCACATTGTCAAGCTTCTCTCAGACAATTTTATTGATATAGATAAGCTGGAGATTCCTCAAGAGTTCATTGATATGCGTAAAGCAATGAGAGCTCCTTCAGTTAGTCGTGTTAAGGTTACATCCTCAGGACAAACAGTAAGACGCACCAAGCTGAAAGGTGAGATGATCTGTAAAGTGGCTGAAGATTTGGAACGCTGGGTAGATGGTAAGAATTGTAAATGGGTGAGTAAGACTTTCCAGATGGAAAACTTCCACAAGAATAATTTTATCCTGGTGTATGGTAGTCAGGAGGAGGTTGAAAAGATGGACAAGTGGTACAAAGCTACAAAAGGAACAAGAGTTCGCTTTGCTGTTCTTAGTGATCGTGAGATGAAAGTAGCAAAAGGAATCAATTTACATAACTTGATGTCATTCAGTAAATTTATGGAAGGAAAGAATAAGCCTTTTCAGAGAATAGCAACAGCCTGTCTAATTGATAAACTGATGTATGAACACAGACACTTGTTCTCAGAAAAAAATGAACTCTGTAGCATTTCTAAAAGTTTACATGAGATGATTAATGGAATGGAGAGTTATAGAGATAAACATTTCAAAAACGTAAACGATGATGTTAGAAATATCATCATTGATTATGCTAAAGAAGTGAATGCTTTCGATCCTTCCATCTATGATGACTGTAAAAAAGTGGAAGAAATTTCTAAGAAGTTTCCGTTTATTAACGTAATTTTAGGAGAGCTTCCACATTATAATTCTGAAAGAAAAAATGTTTTGTTGGCTGCATTAGTAGATCTCTTGAAGTATCATAAACATAGAATTAATTGGGAGAACTACAAAATTGTATTGAATGAAGATGCTCCTTTGCAAGAAACATTAACAGAAGACACAATAGAAGTGTTAGAAAATCAAGATTAATCACAAAAAAAGGGGGACTAGTTCCCCCTTCTTAAAAACCCAATCGTATGAGTATTTTTAGTTTGAACTGGTTCAAGTCAAAAAGACAAAAGCAAATCCAAGAGTTACAAGAAGAACTGAAACTGAAACGCTTACAAGAAGAGCTATCAAAAACACAGGGACCTTCTGTTCCACCAGTAAGAGAAAGTGAAAAGCCTTACAAGAAAATCAAGTTGGTAAACAAGGTGTTAACAATTGTTCTTCAAGACGGTAGCATTTTGTCAAAAATGAAAGCTACTGAAGAAGATTTCAAAGAAGCAAGAGAAGCAACTTCTGAGAAACAACTTCTGGCTATTGTAGCAACTCCAGAACTTGTTGCTGAAAGACAGAAGCAAGAAGAGCAAGTGAGTAAAATGAAAGCCATTCAAAAAGGCATTGAGGTGTTAAAGAATACTAATGATTTCAGAGTGGAAGACAATGTTGTTTATCTGAAAGGAATCAACAGAAGCCTGCCTCAATTACTTGTGGAAGAATTCATTCGTATTGTAGACAGCCACGAAAATTGTCCTAATGGAGATTTGCAAGCAGCTTTAAATGAAGATGAAAAGTATCAATCGCTTAAGCGCTTCTTTATGTGGTGTTGCCTTAACCCACGTGCAGAGGTGGCAAATGAGCTATATCGTTTCTTGACAGAGAACAGTTTCCGCATCACCAAGCAGGGCTTCTTTGTAGCATTGAGGAACGTAGTAACACTTCGTTCAGACAATGAGTTGGTTCAGTTTGTCAGCAATTCCTACAACAAGATTAAAGCTGTATGGAAAAAGAAGCCAGATGATTATTTTGTTATTCAGAACGAAAAGAATGAGTACGTTCTCACCACTGTTAATAATCCCACTGGTGATAACAAGATGATCGGTAATCTTACACAGCTTTATTTGGACTTGCCAAACATGGCTGAGAACAGATTTACAGATGATTGGACCAAGACTTTTGACATCAGAGTGGGCAGAGTGGTGAACATGCCTATGGAAGAATGTAATTGGAGCACACAGGATTGTGCTGCTGCAGGTTTACATTTCACTGCTAATGAGATTCACTATGTAGGATGTGGTGACCAATCTGTTTTAGTCCTCATTAACCCAATGAAGGTGGTTGGTATTGGTCATTTTAAGGGTAGATGCTATGAGTATTTACCAATCATGACTGTTCCACGTGATGAAGCTACACAAATCTTGCATGATTTGGACTTTGACACACTGGAGCTGGATGAAGATTATGCTATCCGTGAATTGGAAGACTTAGCTGAAAAAGCTAAAGCTGGTTTTGTAGCAGAAACTAGTAAACATTCATTCAATCTCCCTCATATTTCAACTGCAGAAATTAACAACATTGTTCTGAAGCTTGATGATATAAAGAAAGAGATTAGCAAGAGAGTCGTTTCTTTGGACTAATTTAACTAGGGTTGTCACAAATTATAACAATTCATTAACATATTTTTGTGACAAAATTGCGACAAGTTACATATATTTACTGCATGAAAACATGTAGTAAATGTAAAATAGAAAAGTCTTTATCAGATTTCCATAATGTCAAGAATGGTAAGTTTGGTAAACATCATTATTGTAAAGATTGTATGTCTGCTCATAAAAAACAGACATACAATTACAATAATGCTTTCAATCGTAGACTTCGCAAGTCTTATAACTTAACATTAGATGAACTAAAATCTATGCATCATTCACAGAATAAAAAATGTAAAATCTGTGGTGATGTTTATGAAGATGTTAGTAAACATGGCGGATTATATATTGATCATTGCCATTCATCTGGAAAAGTTAGAGGTCTTCTATGTGCAAAATGTAATCAATTACTAGGTGCATGTAGAGATGATGTTGCAATTTTACAGTCAGCAATTGACTACTTAAATTCACAAAAATAGAATAAATTTGTGACAGCCCTTTTTATTATAGCATATGAAAACAAGAAAGAAACGAGTGTCTAAGCCTAGAGTGGTCCGCACTAGAAATGCTGGAACAATGACTGAAAGTGGATTTTGGTCATTCATACGCAGCGCTCTTAGGCAGAAAAGTAGATTTTGGAAACCTATATTACAAGCAAAGCTTGCAGCTCGTAGAGTCTATAAAGGACCCAATAAGAGACAAAAGTTTGAATATCAATGTAATGAATGTAAGAATTGGTTTCCAGAGAAGCATATTAACGTGGACCATATTGTTCCCGCAGGTAGTTTAAGTTGTTCAGCAGATCTTCCAGGATTTGTAGATCGTCTATTCTGTGAACAGGACAATCTTCAAGTGATGTGTGAGAAATGCCATGACAAGAAAACGAAAGCAGAAAAAACCAAATAGTTATGTATGGTAATTTTGAACTAATCGTAGAGGGCAAAGAGCTCACCTACGTACTATCAGCACTCTTTGAACCAAAGACTAAGTCTTATCACATGCCATCTTTCATAGCCTATAGAGACTATGGAATGACATATGAGAAAGATATATTCTACTGGGACAATGATTCCTACCTACATGATACCTTTTACAAGAAAGTGATCATGCCATGGTACTTAAATCAAAAGATTGTTGATCCAGAGGAATTTGCTGAATTCATTGATAATGAAGGTGTTAGCATTAAGGATATTGGCTTAATTGCAGAAATGTTCCAAAAAGCTGATGAGTTAGGATTATTTTATGAACATCAAAAATCAAGCTAATGGATAATAAAGAAGAGGTTAATCAAATAGTGATTAACAAAGAACCCTCATTTACAGAGGTGTGGCATGAAGGATATATTGAATCCAAAGGAGAACGTCATTACTTCTGGCTTATTGATCCTCAGGGTACAGATCCTAGGGGGAATGAATATGCTCCAGAGGTTAGATGGTTCTTTGCCAGGGTGCCACGTGAAGTTAGAGTTATGTACAATTCAATTATCGAAGCATTTAAACAAACCAAAAAATGATCACAGGAGAAGTAAAAACAGAAGCACTCTATCGTGCAAAAGCAATTGATAGCTCGTCCAGCTTGAAGGAATTCAGCATGGACAGAAAGAAGTATTACAAAAAGTATATCCTTGGTGAAAACATAGAGGATAAAGAGAATCAAGCAGCCACAATGGGCAAGATTGTAGAAACCTTACTGATGGAACCAGAGTTGTTTGACCAGAAGTTCTACATGTCAGCATGTATAAGTGCACCTACAGGATTGATGCTTGCATTTGTTGAAGCATTGTACAAGTTTACCAGAGAGGCTACAGATGAAGATGGTAATGTTACCAGAAGCTTTGAGGAAATCTCTAAGGATGCATATGCAGAATCTGGTTTCAAAATCAAGTATGATGCAGTGATTGGTAAGTTTGCAGGATCTGATGCAGAAATCTACTATAATGAAATCCGCAAGGTGAGAACCATGGGTCTTACAGTGGTGACAGCAGAAGATGTAAACACTGCAGAGAAGATTGTAGAAGAGCTGCGTAACAATCCTGTTACCAAGGATGTAGTGAATCTGGTGAGCAGTGCTAGATATACAGTGCACAATCAGCTTCAAGTGGAAGGTTATACACTGGACCACCATGAGTTTAAAAGCATGATGGATAAGGTGGTTATTGACCATGAGGAAAAAACAGTGCAGGTATATGATCTTAAGTGCACATGGTCTGTAGAGAATTTCTTGGAAGAATACTATCTCTACCGCAGAGCATATATTCAAGCTTTATTGTATTACAAAGCTGCAATTCACTACATGAACAATACACCAGAGATCAGAGGCTATCGTGTAGAACCTCCAAAGTTCATTGTTTGTGACAGTACAAACTATTACAATCCACTGATTTATACTCTCTCTGATAAAGATTTGGAGAATGCCTATAACGGTTTCACTCATAAGAATAGGGAGTATAAAGGTGTAGCTACGCTTATTAAGGATTTACAATGGGCCATTGAAAACAACACATGGAACATATCTAGAGAAAATAGTATGAATAACGGATTGGTAAACATTATGTAATGGATAGAAAGAAGACTATCACAAGTATATTCATGGTGCCCACCCTTGGTATTCCTAGGGTGGACCTCATGGATAATGGTTTTATTAATGGCTATATAAAGGATGGCGGTAGAGATGTGCATTATGAAGGCTGCATCTATCTACTGTTCCAGCCTAAGAACCTTGATAAGTTCAGGGAATTTTTGGATAAGGAGTATGACAGAACCAAGGCAATCGTTGATGATTATGATTGTGAAGATGGATTTGTAGTGGTGGTGTATCAGCTTGATGATAAATACTCCAAAGATTTTGCATTGGTTAGACAAAGCAAGTATTCCAAAACTTCTCCTGCATTTCAAGCACTGTTCCCTAAAGTGATCAAGATCAAAAAGAACGGTTTGCATAAGGATGAAGTCAGTTTGCAGTATCGTATCTTCAACAAGACAGAAGACTTGATTAAGTTTTGGGAAGAGAAACTTGACGTGACATTTGATGATGATCAAGAGATCTGGTATAGCTTCGAGGAGGAGTATGAGATTTTAAACATTGAAAAAGCTAAACAGCATGTACAATGATGAACTTGTAAGTCGAATGACAGAAAAGTTTGGTGAAGAATCAATGGTAAAATTTGCCGAAATGGTATCTTTTATGCACGGTATTCTTCATCAGGAAGCTGTCAAAGAAGGTAGGGATGAACCTACAGAACACGATTTTGAACGTGATTGGTGGAAAAACAAATTTGAAGAACTTAATAAAAAGTACAATGAAGTCAATAGAAATGTTAGAAAAACACCCATATGCTACTGAGGTAATCAAAGCATGGTTTATGGGAGAAATGATCGAATCTTTCAAAGATAGAGATGTTCCTGAGGAGTTCAAGGAATATATGCGTCAACAAGGCATATCTGATGAAGCGCTTTCTAAGGTGATTGATGCAAATCCTAGGCTACTATTTGATGTCTTTGATGATAACAAGTTAATTATCAATGTTGTAAAGAAAGAAGGAGGATTCCTCTGGAACATCAATGATGTATGGAGCATGGATCCTTATCATGACAACAGAAAAGAGGCTGAAACATGGGCCATCAAAAGAGCATTTACATTATTAAATCACAGGCTTGAGCCAAAACTTTCAACAGATGATGAAGGATCCCATAGTACAACAGGTGTTGGAGAAATATGTCCAGCGGAGTGATGTAGGGATGCAGAAGTATGGCACCACATTAGGCCAGAATAACAAAGATAGTTATTTAAAACATCTTCAAGAGGAGCTAATGGATGCCACTCTCTACATAGAGAAAGAAATGTCATTAAACAAGGAGATGAGAAGACTAGTTGACTTGTATTCCAATGATCAAGAATTGGGTGCAGCGATAAGGAAACTAGTTAGCTAGAATTTTCTCATTGTCTTGGAAGTTAGAGGGCAGCGAGTTAAATTTGCTGCCCTTTATTTTTCATTTAAAAATCACCCTTATTATGGATTTAGGATTGGACGTATTGAGCAAGTTGACTGTGTTTAGCAAGTATGCTAAATACATTCCAGAATTACAGAGAAGAGAGACCTGGGAAGAAATTATTACTAGGTATCAGCAGATGATGATTAAGAAGTATCCTAAGATTGAAGAATCAATCATGCAGACTTCTAAGTTCATCCTTGACAAAAAAGTGTTACCTTCTATGCGTGCGTTGCAATTTGCTGGACCAGCAGCAGAAGTGAACAACTCAAGAATTTACAACTGTTGCTATCTACCTATTGATAGTGTACACAGTTTCAGTGAGACTATGTTCTTGCTGTTAGGTGGTACAGGTGTAGGCTATAGTGTTCAGAAACAACACGTTGCACAATTACCAGACATCAAAAAACCTGGAAAACAAAGAAATTACCTCATTGAGGACAGCATTATGGGATGGGCTGATGCTGTAAAAGTGTTGATGAAAGCCTATCTGGAAGGAAGCTTCATGCCTAAGTTTGACTTTAGAGCCATTCGTAAGAAGGGTGCTAGATTGATTACGGCTGGTGGTAAAGCTCCTGGTCCAGAGCCCTTGAAGATTTGCTTAGTCCATGTACAAGCTATCTTAGACAGAAAGCAGGAAGGTGATAAACTTAGTCCTCTGGAATGTCATGATATTCTGTGCCACATTGCAAACAGTGTATTGGCTGGCGGTATTCGTAGAAGCGCTATGATTAGTCTGTTCAGTCATGATGATGAAGAAATGATCACATGTAAGTATGATAATTGGTGGGAGACTAACGAACAGCGTGGTAGAGCAAACAATTCTGCTGTGTTGTTGAGAGGTTCTGTAGGTAAGGAGGAATTTGATGCCCTCTGGAAGCGAATTGAAGCTTCTGGTAGCGGTGAGCCTGGTATTTATTGGACCAACAATCTGGACTGGGGAACCAATCCATGTTGTGAGATTGCCCTTAGACCTTATCAGTTCTGTAACTTGTGTGAGGTGAATGTATCAGACATCGTTAGTCAGGAAGACCTGAATGACCGTGTAACAGCTGCTGCATTCTTTGGTACATTACAGGCTGGCTTTACAGACTTCCATTACCTCAGACCTATTTGGCAGAAAACCACTCAAAAGGATGCTCTGTTAGGCATTGGTATGACAGGTATTGGTAGTGGTGAAATCCTGAAATACAATCTGGAAGCTGCAGCCCATGTAGCAAAACTCACAAACTCTATAGTGAGTGAGATGATTGGCATCAACGAAGCTGCTCGTGTAACATGTATTAAGCCTTCTGGTACCACATCATTGGTGCTGGGCACAGCTAGTGGTATTCATGCATGGCATAATAACTACTATCTGCGTACAGTGCGCTTTGGTAAGAATGAAGACATTGCAAGCTATCTGATTGTAAATCATCCAGAACTCGTTGAAGATGATGTACGTAGACCTCATGATACCATTTGTGTACGCATCCCTGTGAAGGCTCCTGAAGGATCAATCTTCAGAACAGAAACAGCAATTGACACTCTGGAACGTGTAAAGAAATTTGCAACCGAGTGGATTAAGGCTGGTCATAACACAGGTGACAATACACACAACGTATCTGCTACAATTTCTATTGATTCTAAAAGAACTGTAGGAACTGGTAAGTTTGATATGATGGGTAATGAAACTACAACTACTATAAACGAATGGGAAGTTGTAGGAGAATGGATGTGGAACAATCGTGAGTATTACAATGGTTTGAGTGTGCTACCTTATGATAACGGATCTTATACTCAGGCTCCTTTTGAAGACATCTCAAGAGGGGAATATGAAAAGCGTGTTCAGACATTGAAGCTAGTTGACTTAACCAAAGTGATTGAGTTGGATGATACAGTGGAGTTTGGTCAAGTGGCAGCATGTGCTGGTGGCGCTTGTGAAATTAATATCTAATGAAAAAAGAATTCATAGAAGGCGTGCATTATTATCTTGAAGGTGGAAGAGTGGTGTTCACAGAAAAATACCATTTAGAAAGAGGTAGCTGTTGTGGAAACAAATGTAGACATTGTCCATACACTCCTAAACACATCAAGGGAAATAAGGAACGTGAAAAGAGATGATTTTGGTTTTTGATTTATGGTTAATGAGCCCTGGTGTTTCTACATTGGGGCTTCTTTTTTATGGTCTTTTTTCATTGAAAAGTCCTCTTAATTTTGTAAATTTGTAGACAATAAATATCAAATAATGGCTAAAGCAAAACAAGAAACAGCCGAAGGAAAAAGTAAGTTCCAAGAGGCAATGGAAAAATTAAATAAGGCTTATGGTGTAGGTAGTGTACTTGCACTTGATAGTAAGCCTGGTGGTGATTATGATATAATCAGCACAGGATCAATTGGTTTTGACTACATTACATTGGGTGTAGGTGGTTTTGTAAAAGGTAAGCTGTACGAACTCATGGGATGGGAAGGTACAGGTAAGTCCACCATCTGTGGTCACGCTGCTGCAGAATGTCAAAAGAAAGGTGGTACAGTGTTATATATTGACGGTGAACATGCTGTTGATAAGAAATACTTCCAAGCATTGGGTGTAGACACTACAAAGATGTTGATTGCTCAGCCAAGTTGCGGTGAAGAAGGTTTCAATATTGCCATGGAAATGATTCAAACAGGAGAGATTGACTTGGTGATTATTGATTCAGATAGCTCACTTATTCCTAAGAAGGTGTTAGATGGTGATGTGGGTGACAGTGCTATTGGTAAGAAAGCTGTATTGAACAGCAACGCCTATCCAAAGCTCAAAACTGCTGCTGCTAATAACAAAGTTTGTGTGATTGTTATCAGTCAGTATCGTGAGAAGATTGGTGTAATGTTTGGCAATCCTACAACAACACAAGGTGGACATGCTCTGAAGTTCTATTCAGATGTTCGTATTGAGGTGAGTAGATCATTGGCTAAAGAAGGTGATGTCACTTATGGTAATCTCACCAAGGTGAAAGCCACAAAGAATAAGATGAGTCCTCCGTATAGAATGGCAAGCTTTGAGATTGTGTATGGTGAGGGTATTGATAAGGTGGGCGAAGTGTTGGAGCTCATGAATGAATATGAGATTGGTAGAAAGTATGGCAAAACCATGACCTTCAAAGAGACCAAATATGACCTGGAAGAGTTCAAGAAAATGCTCATTGACAATCCAGAGTTCTATGAAGAGGTGGTAAAAGAAATTCTTAACAAAATCAAATTAAAAGATGGCGAAGAAGTTAGTAATCAAGTTCAAGAAGATTGATGAGCAGAGCAAGCTCCCCGTAAAGGGGAGTGCTCATGCTGCATGTTATGATGTACATGCACGTGAAATCCTAGTGGAATATCCAAACAAAATGACTGTCAAGCTGGGATTCAGCACAGAAATCCCTGTTGGGTACAAAGGACTAGTTTTACCTCGTAGTGGCATTTCAAAAACCAATTGGGTGTTAGCTAACTCCATGGGTGTAATTGATGCTGACTATCGTGGTGAATGGATGATGGTGTTCAGATGTTTGGGTGAAATGATGGAGTCTCCTATACCTTTTGGTGTTGGTGACAGATGTGGTCAAATCTACTTTGAAAAGGTCCAAGACTTTGATATTGAGGAAGTTGAAGAGCTCTCCTCTACAGAACGTGGTGAGGGTGGGTTTGGTAGTACGGGAGTAAAATAACATCTCTATGTCAGAAGGCTCTGAAAAAGAATACACATTAGTGGTAGAAATGCAACAGGACATTGAAGCCTTGTTTGAAGAAGGAGATAAAATGGACAAACGCAAGAAGCGACTGTACGAGGAGTGGAAAGACAAGATAAACGCTCTGATCACAAAGCATAATGACAGAGTGGGTTTTAAATGTTATTCAAAAATCAAATGATGAACGCACAAGAGTTAATGACAATTAAGGGTTACCAGAGAGAGTTTGAAGAAAAGTATGGCAAGAAGCTAATCATAGATTGGAACAGTATGAAAGGTGTAAGACGAAGTAAAGGTAACAACACCCCTACAGCACAAGAACTACTAGACCAAGCTCTTGTTAAATATAGCGCCTCCTTAGATGTTATCAAAAGTGGTTGTAGATTGTTTATGAACAGTCACGAGAACGAAAGATTAGCTATTGAGGACTTCTGTAAGAATATTGCACACCATCAAATCAATTATGGTAAAGCTGCCAAGCTTATCAATAGAGATAGATCTATCATCTACTACTATGAAAAACGAGTGCAAAACGTGTAAAGCTAAATGTGAAGGAGAATATTGCTTCAGGCACAAACCTAGAAAGCCTATTCCTAAATCTCGTGCGGAGAATAAATCCCCTATTCTCCGCAAAAATGCGAAGAAAATGTCCAGTTTATTTACTAAAAAACTGGACAATTCTTCTCATAACTCATTGAAAATGAATGAGTTTTTCATGACTATCTGGAACAAGAAACCACATAGGTCAGAGATAAGTGGCATCTCTCTAGGAAAAGAGCCTTTGACAATATTCTTCCATCACATTTTGCCCAAAGAAAAATATCCTCAAGCTTGTTTCGATGAGGAAAATATTATACTTTTGACATGGGAAGAACATGATCAAGTGGAGATGGACATCTACAGGTATGATAAGATCAATGAACAACGTAATTATTTAAAAACCAAATACAATTTGTAACATGGAAGACATGACAACAAGACCTATGACATTTGGAGAAATGTTGGTAGGTGTAGATTTCAATCCCTCAGGAGACCCAAAGGTGAATAGAGTAAAACAGCTCTGTGCAGAACTGGCAGACATTGTTCAAGATAATCTTACATCTAAAGGACACTCTCAATTAAGTGTAGGTATTCATCAAAATGCTTTCTCAGAAATCCTGAATGCTCAAATGAACATTGTAAAAGCAATCACTTTTAAATATTAATCAATGAACCTGTTTTTTTATACAAGAACCGTAGAAGACAAAACTTTCAAAGACAGTTTTAATGTAAACAAGGTGATTCGTACCGTGCAAAACGAAGATGGATCAGCCTTAGTATTGTTAGATGATCTTCATGAACGTGCTCATGAGATTCCTGATATGCATCCTAAAACAAGAGCAATTATAGGAACTAAGCGTGTAAAGGATGTGTTCCAGAGTGAAATCACATTGTCTAAAGAAGACTACGCTAGATTGTCAAACCTTACAAATATCCAATAATCATGGAGTTTAAGAAACTGCTGGGCAATCGTGTATATCTTGAGATGCCCAAGAAAGAAGAAGAAAGTAAGCTGATCGTTGATGAGAACACCAAGGAAGCCCTGAAGAAGGAATTGCTGGGTAAAATGTCACGATTGAAAGTGTATGCTGTAGGTGATCTGGTAACCTCGTTTGCTGCTGGTGATGAAGTGCTGGTTGATCCTGAGGCATTAGCCAGAAAAGCCACAATCATCCCTCTGTCAAAAGAACGTGAGGTGTTATTGGTGTCACCATTTGATATTGTACATGTCTGGTAATTTACCTTTCATAAGCTGTAAGATGATCACTTATGGTAGGGTGGAAACGCTTGAGGAGAGCTTGAACGCTTTCCTCAAGCAGGACTATCCTGCAGATAAGTGTGAGCTTGTGATAGTGAATGACTATCCGTTACAGAAGCTTAGGTTTGATCACCCACAGGTTAGAATCCATAATACAGAATTCACCTTCTCCACCATTGGTCAGAAGGAGAATTATGCTACAGACATCTGTAGAGGGGATATTATCTGTCAATGGGATGATGATGATGTAGCTATGCCATGGCATTTACAGAATGTAGCCAAGTATTTCAAAGATGGTGTGAACATCATGCATTGGAATCCTGGTGTGTTCTTTAATGGGGATAGCATCACTGATGTTACATGGATAGGCAATTCTGGTATTGTATTCAGGAAGTCTGCATGGGAAGCTATAGGTGGTCACCCTGATGAGAACGCTGGGTATGACATGACCTTTATACAAAATCTACATGCCCATGGTGGGCTATTGTTTGCCACTCCTCCAAAGCATGAAGCAAGTTGGTTTTACATGTGGGGCGGACGTAGTTATCACATGTCTGGTCAGGGACACGATACTCCTAATAGACCTAATGCAATTCAGAGACACAGTGCATATATTGAAAATCTAAGACAACAAGGAAAAATTCCTACAGGGGAAGTGCAACTTGTTCCTAGATGGAAACATGATTATGTACAAATGCTTAAAGACTATGTTTCTAAACATCATCACACCGTGTAGTAGGCCAGAGAACCTACAGAAGATTGCACAGAGTATCAATATTCCAAAGGAATGGTATAGATGGATTGTTGTGTTTGACGCAGAAACAGTTCCAGACATCAACATTGATGCTGAATTGTACGCTATCAAGGATTCAAAGAGTACCTCTGGTAATGCCCAAAGGAACTACGGATTGGACCAAGTTACATCTGGTCATGTATATTTCAATGATGATGATACCACACTTCATCCAGAGCTATGGGATAGCATAAAGGACCTGGACAATGATTTCATATCATTCAGACAAGTGTGGAAGTCTGGTGCATTGAGACTCACAGGATTTAACGTCAGCCTAAATAACATTGATTCTCACAACTTCATTACGTCCAATTGCCTAATAGGTGATACACGCTGGGTGTTGGATAGATATGATGCTGATGGATTATTTGCATACGAGTGCAGACAGAAAAGCAAAACATACAGGTACATAGACAGAATACTATCTGTGTACAATTCACTGAAATAAAAAACCCACCAAACGGTGGGTTTCTTTTTATCACTTAGATAAGCGTTTCTGTTTCATAGGCCACATCTTACTTTTCAAACGAAGCTTTGTATCAGCTTCCTTCATATAGTTATCCTTGGGCCTAGGATTCTTAACTTTAGGAGCCTTTCTAGGTTTTCCTGATTTCATGGTATTACTTTTTTGTTCTACCAGCTTTCTTCAAACCAGCTACCTTTACGTTCTTACCTGTCTGATTCTTACCAATAGTTCTCTTAGCGCTATTGTAAGAGCCCAGTTTCAAAGAAACTGCAGATGATTTTGGAGCAGATGCTTTTTTCATTGTATAGGGATTTAATTATTTACAACCATATTTACACTTCTTCATTTTGCTGCCTGATCTAGACTGAGGCATTAGGCTAGATAAGTTCTTCTGGAGGAACTCTTTACCACGTTGTTTACGTGTAGCACGCTCTACCATTCTAGAACCTACTTTTGTAGCTTTGTCAGGATTTTTTGCAGCAAGACGACCTAAGCGTTTCATTTGACCAGCACGTAAACCTACCTTCATAGGGGCAGCTGTACCAGCTTGAGCCTTCTTAACCTTTACACCCTTCTTAGCGATAACACCACGACCTTTAAGAATGTCAGCCTTGGTAATCTTACCATCCTTATTCAGGTCAGGGAAAGATTTGCCACCACTCTTCATTTTCTTAGGAGCAGCTTTTTTAGCCATGGCCTTTCTACCTTTTTCAAGGTCTTTAGCTATTTCATCTGTACGTTTGTTCAGTTTGGATTCTTTCATGAGCTTACCACTCATTTCTCCACGAACATATCCTTTAGGGACACCAGCACCACGTTGTGCTTTTTTCATTGTTGCCATTGTTGTATAAGTTTTTGAATTAGCAATTCCATTTACGAAGACTCTTATTGATTCTGCTATTTGGATCGTTGGCAGTCTTTGCACTCGTGAGGCGCTTCTTCATGCCAGACATTCTAGCACAGAATGACTTTCTACGATTAGCAGCTTTGCTACCCTTTTTCAGTTTAGAAGGCTTTGTGGTAACAGCAGTCTTCAATTTGCTACCAGGATTTTGTCTTCTGTAGGATGCAACACCTTTAGCATTTAATCCTCCAGATGGATTCTTACCTTCCTTCCTTTGCCAGGCTGGTGTCTTACCACCATTCTTCAATGTAGAACCTGAATACACCCCACGCTTTTTGATCAATGGACCATCAGGAACAGGAGTGATTGCACCCTTTACAGAGGTGATAGTGTCGCCCTTCTTTGCCTTACGAGGCATAGAATTGCGCATTCTAACATCAGACTTAAGAACTTTTTTTAGTGTAGCCATCTCTTCCAAAAGTTACGTTACTCTTCACCACTATATCCTTGTGAGTGAACTGCCACATTTCTCCTGTATCATTGATGATGATTGTGTATATCGTATTGCTTTCATGACCGTAGTCTGTAACCAACCATATAACACCATCACCTTTGGGAGTTGAAACATCCACTCGATTCTGTGGTTCAAAGATAACCATTATTTCTTTTTCATCTTTTTCAAGGTCTGAGCCAAACGTGCACGCTGACCTAATTTACCAGGTTTCTTTGCAGCAGCTGCAAGTTTAGCAGCAGGGATTGGCTTACCAGGTTTAGCACCAAGTTGTTTACGCAGTGCACCAGGTTTTTTAATAGCCTTTTGAATCCACTTACCACCTTCAGCCTTAGTCAGTTTACCACCCTTTTTCATTTTGGTAGCACCTTGTTCTTTATTAGGAGTAAGACTAACCTTAGTCTTAACATTCTTAGGAGGTAGATTCATCTCTTGCACCTTGGTCCAAGCACCGTCTGGATTAACTGGACCAACACGTTTAGAAGAAGCCTTTAAGCCAGCTTGGGCTTTCTTAACTTTTGCCATCTTATTTCTTTTTAGAGGATGCTTTAATCTTGCGCTCTTGTTTGAGCATCTGTGCAGTGGGTTTCTTACCACTACCTTTGTTCGCACGGATGTTGTCCCACAAACCACGTTGTGAGTAGCTTCCATCAGCACGTTTGAGCATTTGCTTTCCAGCTTTAGCTTTCTTCATTTTGCCACCAGAGCGTTGCTTCTCAAGCTTAGAACCTTTAGGAATGTCAGCAGCACTCTTGCCCACCATTCTTCCCACGTTAGGAAGAGCTTGGTAAACCTTCTCAGCTTTGCTTGACCTACCCATATAGTCCTTCAACTGTTTCATTTGACTATCAGTCAACTGACCAGTTTCATTTCTGATAGCGCCACTTTTCTTAACAAAGGTGTTACTCATTTTGCCCATACCTCTTTTCTGATGAGCAAGGGCAGACAGCTCTCTTTTGGAGAGCGTGTCACCACCTTGAGCTTTTTTAATTCTTGCCATATTACAAACTTGCTTTGTTCTCTTGAGGAACTTCTTTAACAATATCAGCTTCTACAGCTCTTGCTAACACTCTTTCAACAGCATCATTCGCCTCGCTAGCCATTAGGATTCTACCTGCTTCTGGTGTATTCAGAATAGCACGAAAAGCGTTTAACATCAGACCAAATTCAGAACCTGTCAGTTCAAACTTGTCTTCAGGATTCCATGTGTAACGAGCATTAGGATTGTACGTTGCCATTATATAATTTTTTGGTTACCACAAATTTATGTTGTAACAACCATTAGTCCAAATTTATTTCAAAGGTCACTGTACTGGAAGTCTTGATGCTTTTTGATAAGTCAAGTCTTATTCCAAACATGTTGTGAAACTTCAACAGTTCCTCAAGAATCAACTGTGTATACTTGGGAACTGATGGGGCCACTCTGAAATGATATGAGTGAGGTTTTTTCGTAATCTCCATGGAGCAAAGTTCATCAACTGAATCTATCACTCCTTCAAGATGAGAGAAATAAGCGAGCTCATTGTCTGCCATCACTTGAGGAAAAAACTTCTTACTGATTGTCATTAGGACAGAGTTAAGAGATATTTAGTTTTCGCAGCTTCGCCACTCAGAGCATCAGCCAGGTTAGAGATGTCATGATAGCCATTAGACTCGGCAAAGCTTTTCAGACTAGATGCAAAGCCCATCAAAGAACTTACAACAGCATCAGCACTTGCTGTATCAGAACATTGTTCTATTTTGAATGCCTTAGGACGCTTGCCTGTATAGCCCATGAGTTTCTCAATCACACCATCTTTGAAATCATGCACATAATCATACAGACCACCAAGAGCTTGGTGTTCTGCATAACTAGTTGTAGTCCAATGCAATAAGTGTAATTGTTCATGAAAATAGGTGAGCTTACCAGCAATACCTTCTAAGGTCATTTCACCTGCACCACCCTCTAACATTTGAGAAGGAAATAATGATTTTGCCATTTGATTTTATATTATACTGTTGTTATAGTGGCAGCAGTTGATTAGTTGTATAACACTTGCCAACCTTTACTAATAAGACTATCAGCATGATCTATCCCCTGTTGACTAGGTGCAGCATTTGTACCACCTGATAAATCTACATATCCATTCTCTACACCACTACCATCTAACCACATCAAGACATCATCTACACATTCTTGTGTAAGAGCATTTTGGCCAAGATTAACATGGTTTAAAAATTGTTCAAGTAAAATTACTGATGTAATGTTATTGTTACTACTAAGATCAATGGATATAAGATTGGGAAATATGGATAAGTCTATAACTCCTGATAATTGACACTGATCCATATCTAATACTAGTAAACTAGCAAGTGCTGAGATGTCAGGATAACCAGCTGAGAAATCGCTGTCATCAAGACGTAACACTTCAATAGCTGTAGATCCTGATAGATTAATAGATGTTAAACAGTTTTGGTTACCAATAATTGAATTTTGGTCACTCACATCTACTAAAAGTAGATTTGTAAGTCCAGATAAGTTAACAGATGTAAGTGAGTTCCAATCTGCATAGAAGTTTACTAACCCTGTTAAGTTTTGCAAACCTGTTATTGATGTTATTCTTGCTGCCATTTTTAATAAGTTTAGTCGTTGCCAGGAAACTCAATTTCTGTTACAGATGCGATATTATCAAAGCAAACTCTAACAGTGTACTGCTGATCTTCTTGAGGATAGTAATGTGACACTTCATGAAATTCACCAATTTCTGAATCAGAATATGTTGTACCATCCCCCCAATCAACAGTGAAGTTGATAGGTCCTGTAGTGGTAAAGTTAAAAGTAAACCATGTATCACCCGTTGTGTTTACAACAAACTCAATACAGTTTGCAGGTAGAGGTTCATAATTGCAACATTCATTTGCTGGAATCTCTTTCCAATTACCCACCTTTGGCTTGAATCTCTGAAGAATCAAGCTACCAGGAATAACACGTCTTGTACCATCATAACGGACGTACGCTTTTAATTTATTATTAGTTGCCATGTGTTATGTTTTAACCGATAGGAGCCTCGGTGGTTGTGGTTGTTGTTGTTGGTGCCACAGTTGTTGTTGTGGTAGTTGTAGGATTGCAGCACTCATACGCTGGAATTTCCACCCACTTACCTACCTTGGGCTTCTTTCTTCTCAGAATAAGGCTACCTGCAACTATTCTTCCGCTTCCATCGAAACGGACATAAGCTTTTAAAGGACGTTTATCAATGCTTCCCATTTTAAAAAAGTTAAAGGGTTAATAGTTAAGGTTGTATTTTTGACTAAGTTTTTTCAGTTCGTTTGCGTAATACCATGTACATTTAACTTGAGCTTTCTCATCGTTCAATACAGCTTCCAGATGTGCATCCTTTGTAGGATCACCACTCTGGTGGTATTTAGCTTTGTAGAAGTAGTTTATACCATCCATGTTGGTACCTACTACACCTGCATTATGAAGGATCGGATGAGTTTCTAGCTTGGTGATTGGGTCAGGGGCCCAAGAGAAGCCCATTTCTGGAATCACTTCCACTTGTTTCTCTCTCACCCAAAGATTCCACAGGACAGCCCACATATCAGCACACCAACTTTGGAAACCTTTGTCTTCGCTTTGGAAATATTCCTTATTGATTCTCTGTAAGTAGGATCTGATCAGAATACAATCATTCATCACCTTGTTCCAAAAAGCTGCGTCAATGTTCTTCAGGAGATATTGAGCTCCTCCAGAATGGTCATTGTTTGCTTCAGCTTCTTGTCTGCTGATACCAATTACACTACCAATCTCAGCTAGGATGTCTCGTGTTTTATATTCTTCCAGTTTATCAGGAAGAACATCGTTCACCTTGCTGTCAAAGTATTTAGCGTTGATGTAGCTATTCGTATCAGACAGATAACAAACATCGTTTTCTACAAACTGTTGAATATCAAAATGTTCTGTAAAAATAACATCTGAATCACAGTAGAGGATAGCACTATTGCTAAGTTCAGGATGCTCCTTCCAATGTCTCCATAAAGTGTATGGTCTAAGCACTGGAATATAGATTCCTAATAAGGAACTTACATCATGTTCATCTTTATAGAAGTGAAACTGTGCTTCTGGATAGAGATCAACTATCTGTTGCCATTTAGGATTCTGAGTTCTGTAATTGGGAGTGAACACCAGCACAATTGCTTTATCGCTCTCTCCTCTGTTTTTCAAACTCTCCAACCAAAGATGAACTTGCCATGTATAGTAGTTATCATCTGGTTGGACGCAGACATACTTAAGATCCTTCATATGTAGTTTTGTTGGTTTGTGCTAATTATGGAGCTGCAGTGGTTGTGGTGGTAGTAGTAGTTGGAGTCAACTTACTTACCAATCCAATCAACTGCTCAAGCTGTTTGGAGATGTTCCAAAGGAGCTGGGACTGTGGGTCCTGACTTAACGGTCTTGAAGGGATTGCCATGTTATAAAAATTTATGCGATTCTATTCACTGTAAAAATTACTCCTGGAGATTGTGGTATTGTACTACCTACAGGAGGTATGCTTGTTATAGCTGTTTTTCCTTGATTACTAGTCCATTTCAATGCCACTACATCATTAGCGGAAAGTGCTAAGAAAAGATTCACTGTCATGAGAGTGGCTCCTGGTGTACCACCATGGATAGTGGGAGTGGTAATATAACTAGCTGATTTAGAAACATTGTTTCCATTTACAGCAAACCACACTATAGCATCCTCAACATCATTACTAAAGTTTTCAAACTGAATGCTAAATTGTAGATTGTATGTTCCAGCGTTCACAATTGTTACATCTCCTGTCAGAGGATTGAGTGTCACACCATTTGAAAGATCTGTTTGATCTAGAAGCACCTGTTTAGGCACACCAGCAGCAGTGAGTTGTGCTTGAGCAACGTCACTACCAATACTATGGTTAGATCCACCAGAACTAGCTACACCTCTAGTGATTCCTGTAAATGTATTTCCAGATATTCCTGTGTATGCTATGATTTCTGTACCAATTCTTATATATCCAGGAGCATAGAATCCTGCTGTACTTGCCACTTGAATTGGACTAGTAGTATTGGAGTTCATCCCAGCTGTAAGAGTGGTGGCGCTATCAAATATGAAAGCTCCATGATAAGCATCAGCTAATGTACCAGCAGGACCTGGAGGACCTTGAGGACCTGGAATACCCACATTACAAAGCTGACAACCAAGCTTTTCTAGTTGCTTGTTGATTTCCCACAGGAGATTTTCTTGTGGGCCCCAGCCTATCTGTCGTGAAGGTATAGCCATGTCTACAAAATTAATTTTCAATTCGCAAATTACAAAGAGCTCTAACGAAATAGGTTAACCAATGTCGTTAAATCAGTATAACAAACTTTGTTATTTTCCTTGCCCTCTGTACTTACTTACATGCTTATCCTTTGGACCAGAAGATTTCTTTGCCTTCCCGCCTTTGCGTTTTCCAAAGGTCATTTTGTTATTAGTGTTATTCCCCTTTGCCATTCTTAGATTCTTTTACTTTGAGTTTGAGACGAGAGATTTCAGCTTCAGCTGCATCTTTAGAGTCAGCTACAAAGACTTCATGTTTAGTTACAACTCTACATGAAACAGGACCTGTAAGACGTACTACGTTCTTACCGTCATGTAAAAGTACCCACTTGTTGTCTACAACAGTGTCTTTGGTACCAAATGAATTAGTTTGTACGTACATAAGTTATGGTTGAGTGTATGTAACAGTGGCTCCTCTATCAATAAGGATACCTATCAGAGTAAGAGCATTTTGAGTTGGTTCAGGTAAGTTTTCCAAAAACAGTTCACCTACCCAAGTTGTAGTGCCGTTAGTACCATCAAGATCAATCAACAACTGTAATAACTCTTCAACGTTGTCCCAATTGATGTTTGGACTATTGTCAAAACTGATACTAAAAGGCATTTGTTTAGCTCCAACTGGTAGCACTAGATTAGTAATACCAGGAAAGAACCTAAGATCACCATTTTCATAGATGAAAGTAGTATTAGATATATCAAGTGTATCTAAAGCAAAACCAAATGAAAAGTTAGCTAAGAACATTTCTTTGATGGTACAAGCTGGTGTGATAAAACTGTTAAGGTCACTTTGTCCACTGTTACCGTAGAAATCAAGACTTTCTATAGTAACACCAGCAGGAAAAGCATTACTTAAATCTGTATTAACATCAAGTATAGAAGTGTTGTAGTTTATGTCACTAATCCTAACTAAACCTTCACCTCTCACTTTAGGGAAACAACCGTTAAACTCAAAATAACCTTGTACACCACCGTCATTAATACCTACGTACTGAACGTTAGGAGAAAAGGTTATCCATTCTAAAGAAGTGCAATCATAGATACTGATACCACTGTCATCATAACCATCTGTGCTAACATACTTTGTACCGTTAATGATGATTTCTTTGATATTAGGAGTAATCCCCTCATAAGCATCAACTCTGATGTTTATCTCAGTAAGCTCTATGTCAGGAGTTAAATTGACAGGACCACTGACAGGTGTAATAAAACCATCTGCGTTGTAAAAGATATACTGACCAGCGTTTGTACAACTGATTTCAACTCGTTCCTGAAAAGATCCTCCTTCACCAGGAATGATCTGAACACTGGGTTGTGTAGAACTAGTTATTCCAGAAGATTTTAGAACGTCTAGCATAGTTCTACGTACTTCAGGTCGTCTGAAGAACTTTGAAATAGTATCTCCTAAATAAGATGCAAGGTTAATCATTGTGTAAAATTAAGAATTATTTACTAAATTGATTGAGAACGTGAGCAATACGTTTTGAAATAGTGTGTTTATTAGCCTGATATAGCTTCATGTCTAGGGAATTACTGATAAAGCACACTTCGATTAGAATGTTTTCTGCATTAGGTCTCATCCAAGCAAGTGATTTTCTAGCAGTGAGAGTTTCAGGTTTCACACCTCTATCTCTAAATCCTAAAGCAGAAAATACACTCAAAAGAGCTCTCGCAAGTTTTTTCTCAAAGTCAGATGCTACTGTAGGAATAATTACTTCACTACCTCTAGCTTCAGGATTGCCAGCAGCATTCCAATGAATATCTACCAGAATGTCCTTATCACTGAACTTTCCTCTCAACCAAGCAAGGGTTTGGGATAATGCGTTACGGTTATCGTCAGTTAAAGCATTGATACCCAACGCCTTAAGTTCAACAATAATGAGATCTCTCAGCTCAATAGCCAAGTCTCTCTCAATATAGCCGTTACCTGATGCACCAGGGTCTGTACCACCGTGACCAGCAGATATGATGATTTTTCTAGCCATTTTCTTCAGGATTTTCTGTAAAGAAGTTAGAAATGAATTTACCCAACACTGACACAATACTGATAGTTACACCTATTTTAGGATGATCATTTAAAACAGCAAAGCCAGCAGCAACGCTACCAGCAGCAAACAAACTATCTCCAAATACCCTCACTCTCTTAGGAGTGGGTGCAAAGTAGTATTTCCATCCAAATTTTGTCTTTGCCATGACTATCTGAATTTAATTTTCCAGTAAGAGCCCACTCCATATACAACTTGACCATTTGTTTGAAGTCCTACTGACCCTGTAAAAATTTGGTCTTTTTTGTTTTTGAACAGAAGTCCAGCTCTAACCTGATTGATTATATTAGTTTGCGAACCTGTAACATCTCCTCCTACGTATAGCTGATTAACGGGTTTTGGTGGAACAAGGATGTATTCCTTAATTGTGCGAGATTTCACTTGAGTTTCGTATTTCCTACTTACAATAAGGTTCTTTTGCACTGTGTCAATCACTTTCACATAACCATTACTGTCAATAGGAATTGAATCCTTTTGAACATTCTTTGCTAAAAGCATAGCTACAGCCTCTTGATATTGGAGCACTAAACCAGCATAATTGCTATCTGGAAGGTAGATGAGAGAATCTTTAGAACTCATCTTGATAGTGTTAATCACCTGAGGTTTAGTATATATCACACTGTCATGCACCACCCATACAGTGTCACGAACAATTGTAGGAATAGGCTTCTCTACAGGCTTCTCTGAACATCTTTGTACAAAAAGGATGGCCACAAGAAATAGCACCAAAAGATTTACCAAATTACTTACAACAAACTTCATGTTGGTTATTTTACATTAGAATAGACAGAAACTGCATACTGAATTATTGTTGCAACTGCAACAATGATAGCAATAGTCCAAGTAACCTTTCTCTTAAACTCTTCTTGTTTCTCCACTTTCTTTTCCAGCTCTTTGATCTTGTCTTTCAACACATCAATATCATTGACAAATCCTCCAGTTTTAGTGAGAGGGTTTCCCAAGATAGCGTCTACAACCTGAGTGAGCTTTGTGTCTATGGAGCCAATCTTTTCCTCCATATCAAACAGACGCTGATCCATGCTCTTTAATTCTTGTTTTACTTGTTCTTCAAAAATGTTTTCCATGTTAAACACATAACAGTAGGGATTAAAAAATAAAACACGCTATCTCCCAACTCAGGGGGGAAACACGTGTTATATAGTTAAAATAAAATGAATAGGACTTAAGCCCGCAAGGTAAAAAATACATTTGAAACTACCAAATTTTTTTTCTAATTTCGTGACTATGAAAATACTGTACGTAGCACCTCATTTATCTACAGGAGGTATGCCAGCATTTCTACTTAAAAGGATCAAGGTCCTACAAAAATACACAGATGTAGACATTCATGTTGTAGAATATGACAATCACAGTGACCATTTTATCGTACAGAAGAGTCAAATTAAGAATCGCATAGCCAAGTTCTGGACATTGGGTGAGGATAAAATGGAGCTCATAGACATTATCAGAAGCAACAATATTGATATTGTGCACATAGAGGAGATGGTGGAGGATGGCTATAACAACTGGTCTGAGCAGGTGAGAGAAGGAATCTATGCACCAGACAGAACATGGAGGGTGATAGAAACCTGCCACAACATTGTGTTCAAACCAGACATTGAGAAGCGCTACCAACCAGATGCATATGCATTCTGTACCCCATACCACCTGAAGACATTTGTAAACATGCCTTCTCCTAAGTATGTAATCCAACATCCTATAGAAAAAAGGAAGATGAAACCTGTTCCAATTGATTTTGGACCAGGGAAACACGTGTTAAATGTTGGATTATGGACTCCTGGCAAGAACCAGAAAGAAGCTGTAGAGCTGGCCAAACAAATGCCAGATGTACATTTTCACTTTGTAGGAAACCAGGCTGATAACTTTGAACACTACTGGGGTCCTATTATGAAAGATGTTCCTCCGAATGTACATGTGTGGGGAGAGAGAATTGATGTAGGAAGCTTTATGGCAGGCTGTGATTTGTTTATGTTCAACAGTGTTTTTGAATGTAACCCGTTGGTAATCAGAGAGATAATTGGTTTTGGTAAGCCCATCATTGCTAGGAACCTGCATCAGTATGATGGCATGTTCGATGACTATATTGTTGAACTAGATCCTACCAGATTGAAAGAACAGGTGTATGAGCAATTGAGCAACCCTAAGACATATGACATTCCTGAGAATCAGGAGGAAGAATTTGCCAAAGCTCACATCAGTATGTACACAAGTACATTAATGGCTCCAAAACAAGTTGATGAATACATCACCATCACTAATCATTTTGTACATGGACCATTTATTGAAATCAAAGGTAGATCTAAATCAAAGTTCCGTGTAGAGTTTTATGATGAACAGAACGTCTGTCAATACAGCACGGTTATAGGTGTGCAGCACTGGGCAAAGGTGAATAGACAATGGTACACCAAGTGGACTATAAAAGTGTGGAAGGATGATAGTATATACTACCAGTATACACTAAACTATACAGATAAGCGTGTCTATATTGCATTAGATAGTAAATCCTTAGGAGACAGCATTGCATGGATGCCTTATGTGCTAGAGTTTAAGAAGAAGCATAATTGTCATGTGATTGTCAGTACGTTTAAGAACTTTCTGTTTAAAGATGCATATCCAGAGCTTGAATTTGTAGAGCCAGGTGCTCCCGTAAATAACATCTTTGGTAACTATACAATTGGCTGGTTCTATAATCCTGACAAAGAACCAGAACTTTGTAACACTATTCCTTTACAGAAAGCTGCATCTAACATCTTAGGTCTTGAATATCAAGAGATTAAAGCAAGACTTGCATACAATCCTGATGTACAAAAGAGAAAGCTTGTTACCATTGCCACCAACTCTACAGCTGGTTGTAAGTTCTGGACCAAGGAAGGTTGGCAAGAGGTGATTAACTATCTGGTGGAACAGGGATATGAAGTGGTGAATGTTTCTCTGGAGGACAATCCGTTCAACAATTGTGATCAATTATATGACAGATCCCTAGAGAAAGTTATGGATAAGATTGCAGAGAGTGAGTTCTTTATTGGGTTAAGTTCAGGACTCAGCTGGCTAGCTTGGGCTATGGAGAAACCTGTTATTATGATTGCAAATTTCACACAACCTAATCATGAATTTTATTGCATGCGTCCAGTGAAGACAGATGTGTGTAATGGCTGTTGGAACAAACCACAATATAGATTTGATCCAGGAGATTGGAATTGGTGTCCTCTGTACAAGAATACAGACAGAATGCATGAGTGTCAGAAATCAATTACAGCAGAAATGGTATATAAAGAAATAAAAAAAGCAGGCTATTGAGCCTGCTTTAATTCTTCGTTCAGTTCAATGATATAGTTGCAAAGAACGCCCCACTTCATTTTTGTAAACAGAGATTTCAATTTCTCAAAGTCACTGTCTTCAAGTTCAAGAGTGGCTTCTGTTGCAAGAAACTCATCTGAAGGCTCTTGTTTTTCATCCTTGATGGTAAACTTGTCTTTGAAAGCGTCAATCTTCTCAAGAAGTCTAAGACGTTTCATCATTTCATCAATGTCATAACCACCTTGTTCAGGACTATTCACCGCCATTCTTAGAAGAGCATGAGTGGTAAGAACTGTAGGAACACCGTTAATTTCTTCCTTGACCACTTTCAAGTTGATTGATTTCATACGTTTTGAAGATTTAACTCAAAGATAGGTAATTTTTAAATTGGTTCACATTCTCCAGCATAAATAATTTCCATACCACTACCAGTGATCGAACCTGTTTTACAACAAATTACATTTTCCAAACCTACAGGAAGACCACTATCATCTACACTTGTACCATCACAACTGATGTAAGATAGAAAGTTTCTGTCATCTTTTACAGAGATTTTGTAAAGAGAACAAGGACCTGAAGGAGGAGCTAATGTTGTAGTGGATGTGGTTGTAACTGGATCTTTCTGTCCTTTAAGGATAAGATACACCAGTACAACACATGCAATTGCTACAATAATGACAAAAAGTGTGTTCATATTTATTTGATTTTAGACAAAGGTAGCTAATTTTATCAAGAGTTAAAGGTTTTTAACAACCGTATCCATTAAGGTTAATTGTTCCATCAGTAGAAGAAGAAATACACACATCCGTTACGCTAATAGGATCTGATGGTCCAACAAATGTCTGACCACTACCTGTTGTATTTCCAGAAGAAATTGTGACAGTAACATTAATTACACCAATGTTTAGTGTAGTAACATCAACAGTAAAAGTTACAGTTGATGTAGCAGGTGATTGTAACGTAACATCTGCTGTTACATAATAATCGCTTAGGTCTAAATAGAAAGAACCTTGAAGGTTTGTCACTGTATTTCCACAAACTCCAGTGGCATTTATTGTTGCAGCATAAGTACCTGACGCACTATCATAGAATGTCCAATTATTCACCGTAAACCAATTTGGTGTACCCCCAATCACAACAACAAAATATATTCCAGAAGAGCTACCTCCAACTTGAAATAATGTAGAAGGTGTAAATATTTGTGTACCTGCTGTAAAAGATCCGTTCCAATAGATAGTTGATGTAGGTGCTCCAGCGTAGCTCGAACATGCTGATCCACTAGAGGTCCATCCTTCCAGTCTAACTTTTGCAGATGAATAGTAAAATGTCGCAGAGTTTTGAAAATTAGCTTTCAGATTACTCTTTACAACTAATTGATTACTAGCCTTTGCAGCAAATGGAGAATATGCTGTATCTAAACTAACATACGTACTAGCTTCACTCTTAGTGATAGACTTTGTACCAGAAGGAATAGTTGTAAGCTGCTGAAACAAACCAAGTGTTACAGCATCTTTCAAATTATCTAAAGATACAGTTTGATTATTAGCTATGTCAACATATCCCATGTCACAAAGTTAAGCATTTCTGTAATTATCCAACTCTTTTTCTAACTCCTCAATTCTTTGTTCCAACATAGCAATCTTATATGTATGCACAGTTGTGTAATCAACTTTTAATAAATTATCAGATCCTTCATATACAGCATATGGGAGGATATTTTGTACATGCTGCGCACCATATCCCCATTTAGTTGAACCATCTGGAAGGAAAATGTAATTAATAGCAGCAATTCCGTCTGCACTATTCAATGTAGAAAAAACACTTTTTTGGCGTAAGTCGGATGATTCAAAGAATGATGTGGCTGTAATGGAGGATTGAGCAGTTATTGCTCCACTTGTTGCAATTCTAAGTCTCTCTGAATCATTCACATTTAACACAAGTGGATGATTAGTATATGAACCAAGCCAAACTTCATTTTGCCTTACACTACCCCCACCCCAAGCCGCAATACCAAACCCAATTTCTGCACCGCCTGTTGTTCTTGCGATTGCGTTAAAGCCTGCGTAGTTGAAAGAGTTCCCTGTTGCATTGTTTTGAGAAGTTATCAATGTTCCACTTCCTTGGTCTACTCTTACATGAAGATTAAATGCAGGCGATGTGCCTATTCCCACATTACCGTTTTCATTTATCATCATTCGAGTAATAGAGCCAACTCCATAGTTATTCGTTGTGGCAAAATACATTCGTGTACCATATGAACCCGAACCTTGCGAATAAATACCTGCTTGAGCTGAGCCTGCTGATGCACCCCCTGCACTAAAAGTTATACCTGTTGCGAATCCATTCGTAGCTTGTCCGCTTAAATAGATACCGTAAGGAGAAGTGCCAGGAGTAGTTGAATTAAATGAATTTTCATAACTAACATCTAATGCTGAATATGGTGTAGTGTTTAAAATGCCTACATTTCCATTTGGAACTATTGTAAGCGCATTTATAGGTAGAGTGCCGCCATGATTGTTTACAACAAATCTTAACCAAGTGCCTGTAGTTGAATTGAACGAATTGCCACCTTGTATATACGAAAGAAATGTACTAGTTCCATAGGACATTATATTTTCAAAAAGTGGCGAAGCAAAAGTTCCACTTGAAACATTTGGCTTATAAATAGTAGAATTACTACCTAATAATAATGTATTTGTGAAAGTGACTACACCTGAATTTGCAATAGTTAGTCTTGTGGAATAGTCAGTCATAAATTCAAGACTGCTTCCATTGATACTTAGTTTCTGATAGCTACCAACAAAAGTGTTATCTACACCGTGAATAGTAGAACCTCCGTTACCAAAAGAGCCGCCATTATCTATTCTTAATCCAAATGATGAACCACCAAATGCAGCAGTTGTACCATTAGATAAATTAGATGCATGAAGCCTATAAGAAGGAGTCCCTGTACCAATGCCCAAATTACCATCAAGCATTGTATATCTCATAACAGAAGAAACCCTTTGAACTCTAAAACCGTTAGTAACACCACTCATCCCTACTATAAGTATATCTGCATCTGCAGAATTTGCCGCAGTTATACCTACAGTATGAGCCGTTGAAGTAACACCAAAAGCTGCCGTACCATTTACATGTAATGTATTACCAGGACTTGCAATACCAATACCTACGTTGCCATTTGGGAAAACAGTATTCAAATTACTTCTATACCATGTTTGAATTACCGCACCTGCTTGACTTCTCAATTCCATTCTTCCATCAACAGCATTGTCAACAGATAGGTAATAACCATCCACATTATTTGACTGCATTAAATGAAGCAATGGAGTGCCAATACCACCACTTGCTATAAAGCGTGAATTTCCTTGTGCTGTTACCGATGATGAAAACGTAGCTGCGCCTGTGGTTGCAATCGTCAGTCTTTTTGTAGCTGAACCACCTGCAGCGAAGAATATTTCACCTTCAGAAAATAGTCCAAATGAATAATCTGTACTACTACCACCGATGATATAGTTATATGTTGAAACAATACCCCTTTGAGCAGAAGCCGTATTGAAACCTAAATAGGTATTTTGCATTGTTGTTATTCCCGTCAACGTTCCACCACTCAAAGGTAGATATGCTCCCAATGAAGACGTTGTGGCATATGTATTGGAATCTACAGAACCATCTGCTTTCAAGAATTGTGTTGATGTACCACCTGATTTTATAAATGAGTTTGCTGTAAAATTACCACCTCCAGATAAAGTGGCTATTTGGCTAGCACCATCATAAAAAGCAAAACCTTGACCAAACGCAGAACGAATAATTAAACCTCCAAGAGCACTATCTCTTTGTATTCCTACACTCTGGTTTAAGTTTCCATTACCTATTAAAATTCTTTGACTGGGCTGGTCTATGTCAATATTCATTTGACTACCAAAGTTTATAGGAGCTGATATTCTAACCCCCATAATACCGTCACTAGACATAATGTTTAGTGTATTTCGTACTGTCACAGCACCAGTAACTGTACCACCACTCAAAGGAAGATATCCTGTACTATCAAATACCCAAGCACTACCATTATATCTAAGATTACCTACAGATAGAGTTGGTAAAGCTGCTCCTCTTAAGCCAACAACAGTGGTTGAAAGGCTGTTTGGAGATGAGTTTACATCTCCTGTCAAAGCGCCACCTTTTATCACCCAAGCCGAACCATTATCAAAATACTCTATTCCATTATCTGTAGCATAGTAGTTTCTACCATTTGTACCAGCAGCTGGTCTAGCTGATAAAATACCAAATTGAATTCTTGTATCAAAAGCAGTGTTCCAATTGGTTGAAGAAGATATAAATGAATCTCCAATAGCAGATCCGTTCCATACACCAGTTGTAATTGTACCAAGAGTGGTAATGGAAGATTGACCAATATAAGTTGATGCAATATCAATTGTAGTACCACCAGTTACAGCGATTCTATTTAATGTTCCTGTAACAGATGTAATATAACCAGCACCATTGGTAAGCTGATTTGTATTCGTAGGAATAGTGATAACACCTGTAGTACTGTTGTACGCACCACTACCTGCAACAAATGATAAAGCTGCTCTAGCCCGTGCATCTGTGAAAAACAGTTGAGAAGGTCTACCAGGAATAGTTCCCGCACCTTCAGATATATCACCAGTCACTAAATTTATAGCTCCTGTATATCCATTTACAGAAACAACAGAATCTGTGTTATCCACCTTTCCCCAAACAGTACCGTTACTAATTACCCAGTCACCAACCTGCCATTCTGTAATACCATCAATATTTGTATTACCAGGAACATTAACGATGTAGTATTTACCTTTATTTCCAACTGCGGTTGGTATAGTGGGAGTATTTGTACTTGCATTCCAAAAGTCAACAAATACAACACCACCCATTAATCCATTAATCTGGTTTTGTAACTTACCAAAAGCAGCCAAAAGTGAATCAGTTGCTAATACAGTTCCACCAGTGACATTCAATCCTGTAAGAGGAGTGTTAAGTACTCTGTTTTCTGTAAAATATAAAAAGCCTGGATTTTCTGCAACAGCAGCTGTATCTAATGTCTGCCAACTTTTATCTCCTCTCCAATATTGAGTGGTAGTACCTGCAGCAATTGCAGGTTCTTTACCATTAAATGTTGACCAATCAGCAGAACTTAACAAGCCTCTGTTCAAACTGCTTGCTGTAGGAATGTTAAAAGTATGTACACTGCCTACAGAAGAAATGCCAAAATCAGTTCCTGTTGATCCTGTTGCAAATGTTTGAGAACTAGCAGTTAGCCCATTCAATGAAGCAATTGCTGCAGTGGAAAATTCTACAAGATTACCATCTGCTATACCATCTCTAAACCAATACAACTTACCTACACCACCATCAATAATGTGTACAAATCTTGTTTGTACACGAAGAGCTGATGGGATGCTAGATAGGGCTTCCACAATAGATGAATATGGACCAGCATAACTATCCACCAACACTGGGTTAACAGGTTGTATTCCAAAAGGTAATTGTAAGCCTGGTACTAATGGCATCTTTTATATATTAAGTTGTGGTTATTTGATGTCTATGGTTGGATGAATATGGTGATCCAATGGTCATTTCATAAACATTGTACAACACGTTCACACCACCACCATTTTGAACATTGAATTGACTTAGAATATATGAAGCAGTAATATTAGCATTCAAAGCATCTAAGTCAATTACTTGAGTGATTGATTTAACAACTGGAACTGTTGCAGGCATAGCTGCAACAAATTTCACCAACGTACTACCTGTATTAAGGATGAATGGATTTGAACCATCTGTAAAAATAAATGATGATAGAGCTCTCACTTCTGCAGAGTTTGTAACAGAAGCAGCAACTGGACCATAGAATATAATGTTGCGGAATATAATACCGTAAACAGAATTTGCAAATGATCCTGTAGTTGCATTGTAAGCATCATACACTAACACTCTATATGTTACAGATGTTATATTGTTGGCTGTAGACTGTGCATCTGGTAAAGATGTAAAGCTACCACCAGCAGCTCCTAAGGACACAACACTTCCTAGGTTTGTATATCCACCACCATTTACAGAAACTTGAAACTGATAACCACTAATTGGTACCAAAGAAGAGTTTCTGGAGGTAGAACCTTGAAGTGTAGAAGATGTATTACCAATCTCTCTCTTAGTATTTGTTTCAATTGCAGGATATGCAAAAGCAACAGCAGGAGCAGAGAAACTGATACTTGGAGCCACATAAGATTGAGGTGTAACATTGAAAGTTGCAGTTGATGAAGCACCAGCTGTATCAGTTACAACATATTGATACTGATATGCTAAGACGTTGTTACCTGCAGCGTTTGTAGCTCCTGAGAATGGAATAGGGTCTGTGAAAGCATGTGTAAAGCTTGACGGAGTGATTGTGCTTGTACTCAAAACTGTCCAAGTAACATCACCCTGTCTTCTGTAGGAAAGAACAGCACTTGCCACAGTCGCACCAATAGAGTTGATTGTGTAAGAGAAGTTCAATATGTTGCTGATGGCAGTTTGATTAAACTGAACTACAGTTGGAGAAGACAAACTTACAGTTGGATTAAGTGGTTCTCTAGCAATCAGATTCATCACTTCTTCAGAAGTTAATCCTGCTGATGGAATGATGTCTCCATTTCCATATCTACCAAGAGTCTTTATACCACTCAAGCTTACAAGAATATTATCTACAAATAAATTTCCTACAGTGGAACCCGATGTACCCGAACTACCTGCAGAACCATCTGTTCCAGACGTTCCTGAGCTACCTGCAGATCCAGTTTCTCCTGAACTACCTGAACTACCACTTGATCCGCTAGTACCGTCAGTTCCTGAACTTCCGCTAGATCCTGATGTTCCTGATGAACCACTAGATCCTGAGGAGCCAGAACTTCCACTAGAACCAGAGGTAGCAGAAGCACCAGACGCAAAGAAAGCTTCAATTTTCTCAAAAGCTTCTTGGACTGTATCACCTGTATTGATCTTTGTGTAAATGAGGTTTCCTCCCTCATAAAACACACAGTTAGAATCTAGAATAATAGGACATGCATCTCCACCACAAAGAACTGGTGTAGGAGACACGCATGTTGAGCAAGTGTTATTAAATGAGTATAGCCTTGAGAGAAAGGATGATCCTTGTGTCTCAGGGCTAGTCTCTAAGGGTACGTTTGGGATAATAACTGGTTCAGGTGTACTACATGCACCAGAAACTCCTGACGTACCATCATAGTTCAATATGGATGGTAATACGTTCATTTCAATGATTAATGTACGATTTTCAATACATCATCTGTACGATAAACTTGACCAACAAGCAAACCATTAGTAATAGCGTCATTGTTGTCTAGATACTCAGGAGCACCTGTGTAGTCTACAGATAGGAGAATTCTCCAGTCAAGTGCGCCCGTACCAGTAGTTTGTGCGTAGTATAAATTGGTTGCACCACCTGTTCGTGTATAAAGTTGGCCAAGATATATGGCTGCAGCAGTGGGGGCACCTGTTCCAGATTTGGGAACGAGGTTGTCATTAATCTTACCAAGAGCAACCTCCAGAGAATCAAGAGGATTTACGTCAATATTGGTAAGGTATTCACCATTGTAAAGAACACATACAGCATTCTCATAAGTGGCGCAAGTTGGGCAAATTGAAGCAGTACGCATGTTTGCGAAATTAATTGTTAGTGATGTATTTTCAATGAGTTATGAATAAAAAGCTGACATAATATAGCTATCATCGCCTGCTTTCTTTCTGTATTGTAACGTCAAATTCCTTAGCAAATTCAGCATCTATGATAGCTCCATAAGTGAACAGTGACTTAGTGACAGGGAACATCTTACCCAAATTCTTAATGGGTTGTGCTTTCTTCCTCACCTGCTCAGGAGTGAGTTCAGGATTAGACGTATCTATTCCTGTCATTTCCATAGTGATATGACTGATGAATCTAGAAATGTCACCAAAGATACCCATGGCTGGGAAGGCAGAACCACTCAAAATCTTCTGAAACTCAGCAGGATTGTAGAAGAATGATAATTCACCAATGAACTTGTCAATCACTCTTTGGGCATATCTGTGGAAGTTCTTGTCAGCTCTATCATCATCATCGTCAGGCGCTGCAAATCCAAGAGCAAACATGGCACCAAACATAGACAGGAGGATTGTAAGTTCCTTGATCTGATTTCTAAGATTGGTTCTAATCATGTCAATAAAGTCCTCTCTGCTCATCTCCAATGGTTTGCCTGTACGTTTCTCGTATTGTTCAGCAAACTCCTCGTACATCTTGTCCAGCTTTGCAAGACCATCATCATTTACAGATAGAACATCAGTGATGTCTTTAGCAGTCTTGACAATATTCAAAGAGAGAAACATTGCAAAGAGTCTGATTCTACCAATGTCATACTTCTCACCAGTTGTCAATCCATCATCTCCAATTTCTACAGAGAAATCATCACTCACCTTTCTGAACTCACCAAAGCGTGTGTCTACCAGTTTAGGGATCCAGTTCTTGAATATCATCATGGACTTGGTCCAGATGTTCATTCCCATACGGTTTATGTCAGCATCAGCCAGGTTACCTGTAGCATTTCTGGAAATACGTCTGGTCAAATTGGTCAGACGCTGTAATTCCTGAATATTTGATAGGTCAAGACCAGGGATTACAAGCTTACCGTTCTCCAGTTTTTTGATAGAATTGATTGATCTGGTCCTCTTGAGCTCATCAATTTCAGCTTCAATCTTGGGGCCCAGCTCTCTATATCTGCTTGCAGATGCATATCTATCCTTATACTTGTTCTTGACAAACTCACGGATGCTCACAATCTTACCATCTTCCACCATCATGTTATCTAACAGGGTAAGGAATATGGATTTCTCAATGTGCTGTTCTGGCTGTCTCATGAACACCATCAGCATATCAGAGAAATTTGCTCTAGTGAGCGTGGTTAAACCAGCCTCCTGAAGCTTGTCATATGTAGGATCATCTTTGAGAGGCATAAAGTTGTTGATCA